TGGACAGTTATAGACTTAATGTCTTTAGTAGTGTACATGATGAATTGGTTTATCAGTTGTTATAAGTAGCTTATCAGTTGTCCTAGGTCGTTTTCTATCGTGATTAGTTTGCCAGATGGCTTTGCCGGACAACGAACACAAGTCGGATGACAGCAATAGTATCTGTGTAAACACGCTGAATAGCACTGACAGCTTTAATGCTAGCAGGACTATCTGTCCCACTAGCATTACTAACTCCTACTTGAACATCATTGCAAGCTGTATCTTCTCAAGAGCGGTGAACTTGTTACCAAGCTTAAGCTCGTATGGGAAGAATTCGATACGATCATGTTCGGTAACATGAACTTCGGCAGGTGCTTTAGACGCATACGGATTGATGTATTGCTCACCAGCAGCGAGCGGTCTAGACATCACTGATATGCGAGCGCCTTCTAATACCGATACGACAACCATGAACGGTGCAGTTTCGACAATCTTGGCGAGCACTGTCTCGTTCATACCTTTCAGTATGGCTGCAATCTGAATGCGACTGGTAAAAATATTACGAGTAGTACCCAACTCATAAGCACCAGTATCAGCATTAAGAATATACTGCGGCAGACCCTTAGAAACAACAATGGTCATAAAACCACTATCACTATCACGGTCAACGACATTAGTAATGATGCAATTAGCATGATTAGTAACGTCGCTACGACCTAACATAAGACCTGTAACAGTATCTGCGTCCTTACCCCAATAAGCCGACAATGGTAGTAGTTCGGCAGCAGGAGCATCTTCAGCTACTTTAGTAGCATCATCAATAGCTTTTTTAACAACGTCTTCAGCAGTTACAACAGTATTGTCAGCTACTACAACTTCACTAACAACAGTTTCTTTTTCTTTACTCATGGTTTCAAATGTTTTTAATGTTTATAATAAAATAATGCAATATGTTTAATGTCAATCGGTTTGACACTCAATATGTTTAATGTCAATCGGTTTGACTGTATCATTATTAAGTTTACAATCCTAAGTAATCCTCTGCATCGCTCTTGAATATAGCGAATCCTTTGAGTATTCCTAGTAACAGTATCAAATCGGAGCAATCGTATGTTTGTGAATATTTAATCACACCCATTAGCATATATAGAATTGACATTGCTACACCACGTAACAATGTCAATCGCTCAATTAATACATACAATCTCATGTTCATTATCGTTATTCGTCCAGATTTCAAACTCCTTATCATTAACTCCATCAATAGCATCACGAAGATCACGAGCAATAGCTTGATCACAATAACATTCTGTACCATCAGTAAGAACAACAGTAGCAAAATCATCAGCACTGATAAGATACGTAGTAATACTATGTACTTCACCTAATGATAATGATCTAGTAGCATCTATGTAATCAGGAATAACATAGCTACTAGCAGTAGTTGGACTAGCACTATCAGCACTAGTATCAACACACGAGACAACAATAGTAGTCATTGCACCTACTAGGAACAATGATAACCACAAGATAAACCTTACATCTTTCATAATGATTAATAATTTAATTAATAATATTAACAGCAATATGTTTAAGGTCATTTGGTCTGACAGGGGGAGTTCAATAAGTAGTTGGATGGGCGGGGGTCTGTGGTAGGAGCTGCGCGATCATAACAACACACTCGCTAAAAAATTTTATTTTATTTCCTAAGCACCTAGATTAATACTTTCTCTAATACTTTCTCTAATACTTTCTATATCCTTCTCTACAATAGTAATTCTACTACTTCTTCTAGCACCTCTAGCACCTCTAGCACTAAAAGCCTCTCTTAGAACAACAAAGAACTATTCTCTTCGAGAACAACTCTTTGAATAATAACACCTCTTGCAACAGTTAATTCAATACTAATTCTAATTCAATTTGCAATAACTAGAACTCCATCTGCAATAGCAATAGTCTATTCTCTTCGAGAACAAACTATTTAAATAGTAGATGGAGCCTAGCTGTCACCACCCCCGTAAAGGAATGTGAATATTAGATTGCTAATAACTCCACTAGTAGATATAGTAGTAACTTGAATAGTAACTTGAGTAGTAATTTCAGCACAGTCAATGGCAGGTAGATCAGAACTAGATTCAATAGGAGTACGAGGAATTTGAGCAATCGACATTCCTTTACGGGGGTGGACATAAACAAGACTCCCTCTAATAGTAATTGCAATAGTTGCAACAATAGTTACAACAATAGCTCGACTAGTAGTTACAACAATAGTTACAACAATAGTTTCAGTAGTATCTGCAACAGTACAAACTTCAATACCTTTTGCAGTACAAACTTCAATACATTTTGCAATATCTGCAACAGTAGTATCGACAACCGCCTCTGTACTATGCAGCGTGAGTACTAGTATAATATATTATAAATATATTATATCTATCAATTATTATATTTCATATAATAATTGATACTTATTTGTGCGCGCACGTACATTACTTATATACGCGCGTGTATATAATGTACGCACGTACACGTGTGCGTACACCTAGAACATGCGCACGTATGCGCATTTACACTAAGGTACGGAAGTGAATATGCCTATGCTTAACTACTTTTAACTATAATTCTACTACTAAATCCGATTATAATCTTTATGTTTGCACTGTTACTACTGGTGTTAATACTACTGTTGTTAGTACTGGTAAACTTAATATTCATTTAAACTATTGTAGTTATGCTTAATCTAGTTAACAATTCTACTAAAGAAACTTTTAGACTTCCTCAATCAGTTCATGAAATTGGATTTGATTATGTTAGTTCTTGTGTTGAACATATTGAACTTCGCAAGCATTATGCTCTTATTGCTATTATAACTACTGCTCCTTTAGTAGACCTTATTGATACTAATAACAAAGGTCTTGCTAATACTAAAGCAATTCTTATTAAAGCTAATTATGCAAATGAGAACGATAACGATAAAACTCCTGTTAATCATTTTATTTTTGCTGCTCCTAGTGATTTGTTTAACGGTATTGATTGTAATACTCGTAAGAACGAATTGTCCATTGGTCATATCCGTAAATTTATTAATACTGATAAAGATCTTTCTATGAGTATTAAACGAGGAACTATCTTTGGTAAAGTTGGACAAAGTGCAGCTGCTTCTGTTCTTAAAACTCTTGATACTACTAGTCATACTCTTCCTAAGTTAGATACTACTATTATTCAAACTGTTACTTGTGTTGACTATAAAATCATTCGTATTACTGATATTATTGGTCATAATAGCGATGAAGGTATTCCTGAGAATTCTCCGTTTAATAAATTTATTGTAGCTTCTAATTTGCTCGGGTTATAATGCCTACTATTGACCTAAATGAAAAACGTGATTTACTAGTTCGTAGAGAAGATATCATTGCTACGATACGAACTAGTATCACTGATGGTGAAATACTTGAAGATATTATCGAAAGTGTTGAACGTCAAGTTGTAGCTCGTTGTGCTGAATTAGGTCGTATTTCTATTCCATACTTCGGAGCTTTTGTTCCTAATGAAGGAAAGCTAGATGCTATTGAACATCAACATGTGATGAAAGTCCATAGAGATACAATGAGTCGTGAAGAGTACATGGAGTTTAAAAAGAATCTTCTTCGTGAAAGATTTAAAGTTAGACGTGGCTTTCGCAGTCGTACTATTATTATTAATAGAACTATTAGACTTAATAGAAATCACGCTGATAGAATCCTTAAAAGATTCCGTTCTGATAGATGGTTTAGATTATACTTTTATCTCTATGCTCATATGGGTGCTCATGATACTCTTGATTATTATGCTTCTCAAACTATCGAATTATGATTGAAGTTGCTCCTTTAGATATAACTCGAATGCTTGCTGTTAATGAGCAAGGTATTCCATTTGCTCCTAACATTCGTCAGATTCAAGACAAAGATGTTAGAGAGCTTTATATTAGAGATAAAACTCCTACTAAGAGTAGATACATTCAAGAAGTTGGAGTTATCTATTATGTAGCTGATCCTAAGTCTCCTCCTAATCAAATGGGTTATAGTCGTCCCGAAGCTCTTGTTGTTGCTAAGAGTAATTATGGTCTTGATGCTAATTGGGAACCGGATGAACTTATTAATCGAATCATTGATGAATATAAGAAAGGTTGGACACCTGCTGAGGAAGCTCTTAATAGTGCGTCTCATGCTCTTCATAATGCTAATCTTGCAGCCAACTTTATATCTGAGCAACTATCTATTAAGATGCACGGAGGTCTTAAAGATGAAGATACTCTAGTTGTTATTGATTATATTAATAAACTAAGTACTATTATTAATCTCCTTCCTAATCAACTTAAAACTCTTAATGAAGCTAAACAAGCTGTTATGTTAGATAATCAACAGCGTAAAGCTCGTGGCGGTAAAACAATTACTACTAGTATGCTAGCTACGGATGCTGCTGATATTGAAGCTCAAGCCGAAGCTGAAAGAGCTAAATTAGGGTTAGCGCAAACCAATACTAGAAGTTCCTTTACGGGGGAAGTACAAACATATGAACTAACAAAGTAATGATACAGATAGCACCGAAATACAAGCAGACGAAGTTGTTCTTTGATGAACCAACTCATAAGTACACCGATAGTTGTGGTAACTCTTATAAGAGTGTTACTACTCTTATTCACGATTATGTTCCTAAGTTTGAAACTGATTACTGGGCTAGATATAAAGCCAAAGAACTTGGTACTTCTGCTAAATTAATTAAGAAGGAATGGGATACTATTCGTGACAATGCTTGTGATATGGGTAATGTCTATCATAATAACTTTGAAGATGGAATACGTAAAAACAGTAAGTTCTTTAATGCTATTAAATATCTTAATAAATCTGCTAGTACTCAAATGACTACTGTTGCTGATTTAGATGTTATAGACGATCATGTTAAACTATTAGATGTTGATGAGTTTATAGATCATACTGAAAACAAATATCCAGAGATATACGAAGTCTTTAAATACTATACTGATAGAGGTTATAAGATATATTCTGAGATCGGTGCTTTTCTTCCTGACTATCTTATTAGTGGAACTATTGATATACTTCCTATTCGTGAAGATGGTTTTGTTATTCTAGATTGGAAAACCAATCGTACTGGATTACGTTTTGAAGCAGGTTATTATCGTAAGGATAAAACTGTTCGTCCTAATCAAGAAACAAATGAATGGGTAAGTAAACCAGACGATACTATGCTTCCTCCTCTTGGACATCTTTCTAATTGTAATGGAAATACTTATAGCTTACAGCTTAATATCTATTCTCGAATGGTATCTCTTATTACTGGTCTTCCTTGTAGAGGTTTAGCTCTTTGTCATATTGAAATTCCTTTTGTTCTTAATCAATATGGTCGTCCTCAAAGATTCGGTGATGGATTTCATATTGATACTACTAAACAAGAGTCTGCTAAATGGTATAAGATAAATCGAATGGATAATGAAGTTAATGCTATATTTCATAGTCGTTATCAATCTATTCACGGTACTCAAAAGAAACAATTAAATCTATTCGCATCATGAGTAAATATAATGATGAATTAATTAATAAATGTCTTAAAACAGATTGGAAAAAGACATTAGAAGCTAAAGGTTATTCCTATTTTGTTAATGGTGATTATAATCTTAATCTTATTGGTGTTCGTTCTGCTAATCATGGTAATGAATTCAACGATGCATTCATTATTGAATATTGGAATAAGAAAGGTAATAAGTTCTGTCCTATATTTCCTTGTACAACAGATCCCGGCTATAAAAGTCTTGCTAATCCTGTTAACATTAAAGGTTGTGCTATTCTAGTTCCCGGTCAATATCGTGGTGCTTGGAAAGTTGGTTATCATAAAGGACAATATAAAGCTCTCGTTCAACATAAACCTGTTAAAGTTTATCGTGATAATAATAAAGATTATTATCTTGATTTTAATCCTGAGACTATTGAAGAAGGAATGTTTGGAATTAATATTCATAAAGCCGGAGATTCTAATATTGTTGTAGATGGTTGGTCTGCTGGTTGTCAAGTTCTAGCTCGTAGTTTTGATTTTAATGAACTAATGAATCTTGTTACTCTTGCTACTCCTATTTGGGGAGATAGATTTACTTATACTTTACTTGAAGAAAAAGATTTGTTGAGATGAAGACATTAAAGATAGTATTGATAGTTATAGTAATACTAGTTGTAGCCATTTGGTTGCTAAAATTATTAAATAACGATAAGAAAGGTGTAGAAATTTCTTATGTCAAAGTAGACACTGTTTACGTTGAAAGTAACAAACGTGATAGTATTACTAAACTTATTGATACTATCTTTATTAATAACGCTAATAATACAAAGAATGAAGAAGAACTACATAAAGCTGTTGTCGATAGCGATAGTGTTGCTATTGTTCGGAAGTTCATTGAGTTGTGCTCAAAGCCAGTCGGAAGATAGATTGAAGCGAATGGAGAGTGAAGTAGATTCTCTAGTTTCACATTCCTTTACGGGGGTGGATTCAATAAGTCTTAATAAAGACATTATTAAAATAGCTAATGCAAAGCTAATTCTATCTAATGAATATAAGTCTCAATATGAAAGTTTTAAAGCTGCTTATGAACTTAAAGTTCAAGATTGTATATTTGCTGATAGTATTATAGTTAGACAAAAGTTTGAGATTCGTAGAATATCTACTGTTGCTAATAATACTATTGATAGTCTTAATGATGAACAAAAGAAATCTAAGAAATATAAAAAGCAACGTAATGTAGCTATTGGCTTTGGAACTATTATAACTATTGTTGCTGCAATGCTTATAAAATAAATGAAATATGGAATTACGCGAATATCCATTTTGGAATTATATAAATGAAGATAAATCTCATTATCCACATGCTAAAGATAATGGTTATCATGATCCTACTGATTCATTCCTTATAGGTGAATCGGGAGGATTTCTTCTTAATATTAATCCAAAGTATAAATTCGTTAATACTCATTTGCTTACTCCTGCTGCTAATGAGTTTGAAAAGAATGGAGGAAAATACACACTATTTAATGAAGATAGTATTCCTCATATTAACTTTCGTAAGCAGGAAACTATTCGTAGAATGGTAGGTTATAAAGCTCCTTGTAAATTAAATACCGAAACTGGTGAAGTTGAAGATTTATATATTACAGGTGAGCATTATAATTTTATTAACTATGGACGTATCCTTAAACTAGATACTAAAACTCTTAGAATAGAAAAAGGTAAAGTTACTGGTAAGAAGATTCTAGGCTTTCCTCGTTTTATTGACTGTCAATGGTGGTACTTTATTATTAAACAGTTTTGTAAAGACAACGGTTTCTTTCTTATTAACGATAAAACTCGTCGTGGTGGTTTTAGTTATATGGAAGCTATTGGTTCTGCTAATTATATAAATCTAGTTCCAAATCGTTCTGTTATTCATGCTGCTGCTGATAATAAGTTCTTGATTCAATCTGGTGGTCTATCTGACTTTATGAAGAAACAGATTATCTTTTATGAAAGTCATACTCCTTTTGCTAGAGGTATTGCTAAGATTGATTCAAGTGACTTTATTCTAGGTTTTAAAGATCAAAGTACAGGAGTTGTAGATACTAGTAGTTGGAATAGCGCTTGTATATCAGTGTCAACTAATAATAATCCATCTGCTGCCGTTGGTAAAGATGCCGGAGAAATCAAGTGTGAGGAAATGTCTGAGTTCGAGAACTTCGATGACTTTATGGACGTTACTACTCCAACACTTAAAACTGGTTCTGTACTTACTGGTTTCTTAAATGCTTGGGGAACTGCTGGTAAAGCTAATAAAGGCTGGACTGTATTCGAACAAAACTTCTATGATCCTAGATCGGGTTCATTTATGGCTTTTGAAAATGTTTGGGATAAAGATAGTAGAGATTCTGTTTGTGGTTATTTTAAACCTTATTGTTGGGGTCTTGAAGGTTATAAAATTAGTGAAGATTCTTCTATTGCTAATCTTACTTCTCTTGATAAAGATGGTAATTCTGATGTAGCTCTTGGATTTAAGATTGCAGAAGAAGAACGTGCTGCTGAGAAGAAGAATTCTAAATCATTCTCTAAGTATATTAGTTATTGTGGTCAATATGCTAATATGCCTGCTGAATCTTTTAGTTCTGTTACTGAGAATATATTTAGTAATGAAATACTTGATGAATGGGAACAAGAACTTCGTATTAGCAATGATTATAAATTCTATACTGATGGTTTTTTTGTTGAATACGATAACGAGAAGTTCGAATTTATGTCTAATGCTCGTATTGCTATTTGTGAAAGAGCTAAGTTTAATCATGATTATTTTGATTATATTAAAAATGTTCCTCGTCATAGTAACGAAGATCCGCATGGTTGTATTCGTATATTCTTTAGACCTATTAATGTTGTTTATACTGATAAGAAAAGCAATACTTCGATCAAAGGTTGTCCTCCCGGAACTTATAGTATAAGTTATGACCCTGTTGGTATTGATAAAGACAAAGGCGAAATTACTAATAAGCACTCTTATAATAGTATTAAAGTTTGGATGAATCCATGTATTTATAATGGATATAAAACTAAACTTTGTGCTACTTATTATGGTCGTCCTAATACTCTTGAAGAAGCTGATAGAATTTGTTATAACTTAGCTCGTATGTATAATTGTATTGGAACTACTAATGTTGAAACCAACCGAGGCGAAACTATTAGTAACTTTAAGAAATGGAAAGCTCTTCGTTATTTAGGTTGTCATCCAGTATGGTTGTGGGATACTTCTATTAAGAATAAAATTAGTACTACTATTGGTTATAACGTAGGTAATACTCAAGTTAAACTTGACGGTCTACGAATGCTTAAAGAAATGCTTTATACTGTTGTTGGTAAACGTCCAGACGGAAGAGAACTATTAGTTCTCCATACTATATATGATCATCCTTCTATTCTTGAATTAAAGAAATGGAACGAAACAGGTAACTTTGACCGTGTATCAGAAATGATTGTTCGTGGTATCGAATGGGCTGCTAATGATAAGTTTGCTGAGAATGAAATGAAACATCGTAAAAAGGTCGATACTCAAGAGGATAACTTTTGGACTAGACCTAGATATTAAAACTATTAATAATAATGATTATGTTTGGATGGATGAAAGTAAGTAACCGTATGCTTCATTTTAAATACGGAATACTAACAGGTTTTCTAACTATAATATTCACGTTAGGTATTGCTGTTGGTATGGAATACAAAGATAAATTATATGGTGGAAAGTTTGATATATTAGATATTATTGCTACATTGCTTGGCGGAATCATAGGTAATGTGATTCTAGTAGTTATAATACTAATCATAAAACTTATATTTGTATGAGTACTATTAATCTCAAAATTAATAATCGAGCTGGTGATTTTCCCGAACAGAGAATTCCCAACTCTCAAAAGGATTATACTTGGGGTTCTCGTTGTATTGATTATGTTATAGCTGCCGGTCTTAGTGCTAATGATAGAACTAAGACTGAGCAGTTATTAGAGATTTTACATAATAATATTCCTAACGAGTTCTATCGTAAAACTCTTAATCCTTTTAATGCTACAAAGGAAATCTATACTCGTTTTCCTGCTACTATGCGAAATCTTGATATCATTAATGATATTGTTCGTAGATATATTTCAGAATATACTAAAGAACAACATGAGTTCTTAGTTACTGCTAATAATCCAGATATCATTATGGCACGAGATAATGCCATTAAGAACGATATTACTAAGCGAGCGCTTCTAGCATTTCAAGAAGAATTTCAAAGACGAGTTCAAGAAGCTAATGCTCAGAACGAAGAACTTGCTGCTAAAGGTCAACCTACTCAACAAATTAATCCGCAAGAACTTGCTGCTGATGCTGAGCAATTCGAAAAAGAATTCATTGAGAATTATATTGATGAGATTAGTGTTCAAGCTCAACAACTTATTGATGTAATTGATGATACTACTAATACAGATGTTCAAGCTCCTATTGCTTATTTCAACTTTATAACAACGGGAGAATGTTATAGTTATCATACTGTTAAAGGAAAGAAAGTAATTAAGGAAACAGTTCCTACTACTGAAATGTTTCCTGTTCCTAATGGAACTATCTTTGTATCAGGTTATGACATGGTTGCTAGAAGATTGCAAATGTCTTATTCTCAAGTAATAGATCAATTCAAAGATGATCTTACTGAAACAGAACTTGAATTCATTACTAATTATTATAATCCTGTTAATGGCACTGGTGTTCCTAGCAAAACTTTTAATCTTAACTCTTATACTTATTTCTTTCCCAAAAAGTGTAAAGAACTAGATGAAGAAGATAGAGCTTTATTTGCTGCTGGTAATGTTGATGTTCGTGAACAGAATGGTGATCTTTTAGAAGTTTGGCATGCTTGTTGGGTAGGCTATGCAGAAGTTAAAGTTCTTCATTATATTAATGAGATTGGATTTGAAGATCAAATGATTGTTCCCGATGACTTTAAATTCAATGCTGAACTTGGACATCTTAATATCGAAACTATCTATAAAAAACAAATCTATGAAGGTTATCGAATTGGAATGAAACAATATGGTATTTATCCCGGTGGTGCTAAACCTATTGTATTCCAAAATGATGATGATCCTAAACTTCCTTATACTGGTCTTGTTGAACCAATTCCTATGATGGGTAAGTTTAGTGTTGTTGAGATACTTACTCCTTTTCAAATTCTTATTAATATCTTCTCTTACCATAGAGAGATGATGATTGCTAAGAATAAGATGTTTGCTCTTCTTATTGGTAAATCTCTTCTTGGAGCCGGTGAAGAAACTGATAGAATTATTTATAATCTTGCTGCCGAAGGTATTCTTGCTTACGACGATAGTGAAGATATGAATAGTTTGAAAGCTCAGCAGATTCGTATGCTTGATGCAAACATTAGTGGCTATATAACTGAAATGACTAATCTTATTGAATCTATTAAGAATAGTGCTCGTGAGATGGTTGATATGACTCCTCAACGTTATGGACAAATTGCTACTAGTGCAGGTAAGTCTACAACTGAAGAAGCTATTTCTCGTGGTTCTATGGGAACAGTTATTATTAACTATATGTTTGATAAGTTCCGTGAAGATGAATACGATATTGATCTAAACAATTCTAAGTACGCTTGGATTGATGGTTTAGATACTGCTTACTTTGATAAATCTCGTAATCGTAAATACATCTCTCTTAATGTTAATGCTCATTCTTATGGTCAATATCTTATTAAAGCTAAGAACTCTGATAAAGAAACTGAGAACTATGAGCAATTAAAGAATTGGGCTTTCAGTGCTGCTCAAAATGGAGATTTAGATATGGCACTTGCTGCTATTACTTCCGGTAATGTTCCTGCTCTTAAAATAGCTGTTGAACGTTATCAAGAACTTCGTCAAAAGAACGAAGAATCTCTTCGTCAACTAGACCAACAACTAGAAGAACAGAAACATAGAGAAGCTCTTGAGCTTATAGCTGCTAAAGGAGAACAAGATAGACTTACTGAGGAAGTTAAACAATATTTCGCTCTTCAAGCTAAAGGTATGGATGTTGAAGCAGCTATGGCTAGTATTGGTAATTCAAGTCAAGCTGGAACTTCCCCCGTAGAGAAACAGAGAGAGTTATCTCTTAAAGAACAAGAACTTGCTGAATCTCGTAGAGCTAAGAATCTTGATTTTATTGATCATGCTCTCGATAGACAGAATGATCTAGCTATTGCTAAAGAGAATAAGAATAGATATGATAGACCTAAGTCTAGCTCTTCAAGTAAGAAGTAGTTGTGCTGTTTAAATTGGTGTTTGTTTTGTTAGTTAAGTGCGTCTCTATGAGAAAGCGTTACCCTCGATATTCGATTATCGGGGGTATTTTTATGAGTACAACATGCACGTAGACAGTACTCAGAGCTTCACAGTTGAATTTTATATACCTAGATGAACAACTGTATTATTTCATGTTAACGTGTCACTATGAGGCTTAAAATGGCTCATTTTAAGAACGTGTACAGCGTTCAAATTGCCCGATAATACTAGTGACTCTATTACTCTTAATCTCGTAAATCTCGCCATCTGTTACTGCTGTACGAGGTATTTAAGCAATTGAAACTTGAATGTTTAAACCTAATGGAATATATTTGTGACAAAGTAATATTAACCAAAAACATATTTATATGGGAGTTATTAATGAAGAACTTGATTTAAGTATTGACAGTATTGATAATGGTACTGCTGATACTACTGTTGATAATGGTTCTGATACTACTACTATTACTAATCCTCCTGCTCCGGAAGACAAAGGTAGTAACGAAGGAAACAATCAGCAAAGTTCCTCTACGGGGGAAGATACAACTACTCAAACAGATAACAATACTGCTAATAATAATCAAGATGTAACAGTAGCCGAAGGCGATCAAGTTACTATTGATGATATTCCTTGTACTATTGATGCACAAGGTAATGCAGTAGATGCTAACGGTACTATCATTAAAACATCAGAAGAACTTCAAGCACTTATTGCTGCTAATACAACAGAAGAACCTTCTGTTCTTAGTGTTTTGCAAGAACGTTTCGGTGCTGATTTTAAAGATGAAAATGGTAATCAAATTGTATTCGAAGATTCTGTTGAAGGTATTAATAGTTATATTGATACTGTACTTCAAGCTCGTATGCAAGAACGTGAAGAAGCTGCTGTTAACAATCTGTTTAAACAATATCCTGTTCTTGAGCAGGCTTATTCTCATTTGAAACTCAATGGTTCTATTGAAGGATTTAATGAAATTCCAGATAGATCAGATGTTGTTATTGACAAAGATAACGAAGAACAACAGATTGCTGTTATCAAAGAAGAATGGGCACTTGAAGGAAAGAAAGGAAACGTTAATTCTTATATTGACTATCTGAAAGCTTCCGGTATTCTTTATGATACTGCTGTTGAATCAAATAAAACTGTTGCTGAGATTTACAATGATCGTCGTGCTGAACAAACTGCTAAACGCGAAGCTGCCGAAGCAGAAGAAAGAGCTGCAATTGATGCTTATTGGAAATCTGTAGATGAAACTATTGCTAAAGGTGAAATTCTAGGCTATAAGATTCCCGAAACTATTCAACGTACTTTTGATGGTAAGACTACTGTTGCTACTCGTGCAGATTTTCAGAAGTATCTTACTAAAGTTGTTGATGATGAAGGAAATACTGCTTATATGTTAGATGAAGCTAAAGTAGATAGTAATTCTCGTATGCAGGATGATTTACTTAGAGCGTATCTTAGATTTACTGGTGGTAACTATTCTAGTCTTGTTAATATGGCGGTTAATAAAGAAAAGGTTATTAAACTTAGAACTCAAGCCCAACAAGCTGCTACTCGCAAGACGTTAGTTCTGAATAGTGGAAATAAAAGTAATAAACACGTTGACAATAATGATTTAGTATTGTCTTAACGAGTTAACTAACTAAATTAAATTGATATGTATAAACTAAGAGAAGTCGAAAGAGGTAGATATGATGATAGAGGTTACTCTAATGAGCAATCTCTAGCTGCATTAATGCTTCAAAAGCCAGAGGAAATAAACAACTTCCTTACCTATACTTATGGTATGGATGATGATCGTTTTCCTCTTACTTTCTTAACAGAAGGTCAAGGAGCTGCTGGTGTCCGTGATATTTCTACTGTTGAATGGACTTGGAAGACTATGGGTCGTATGAAAACTAATGACTATGTTGTTTGGTTTAATATGGCAGATACTACTCCGGGTATTGGTGGTAAAACTATTGAAGTTGAATTTGCTACTGGTCTATTCATTGAACAGTTCGGTCTTATGTCTCCTGATGGAACAACTGTTCGTATTATGCGTGATATGGGTCCTGGAACTCATGGTGGACATAAGTATGCTCTTCGTATTAAGAATCCCGATAAGTCAGCTTATGTAGATCCAGAAAACTTCGAGAAAGGTAAGTACTGGTGTATGTTGTCTCCAAGTATTCCGGAATCTTATTCTAAGGGTAATAAGAGTAATGTTATGGGGCCGGGTATGATGAAGTCTCAACTTGGTTTCAAACGTTATACTAAAGAAATTGCTGGTAACATTAGTAATGTTATTGTTAACTATGCATTTAAAACTCGTGGTGGCGGAACTGATACTCGTTGGATTAACGAAGAGATGAGACAGTTTGATGTTCAGATGCGTATCTCTAATGAGATTGATATTTGGACATCTAAATACAATCGTACTCCTAACGGTACTATTGATATGAAAGACTGGGATAATGATCAGCCGATTCCCGAAACTGCTGGTATGTTTGAAATCCTCGAAGAATCTAACTATGACACTTACGGTGAATACTTGCCGTTATCTAAGTTGAAACGTACTGTTGGTGACGTTCTCGACAAAGATACTGATACAGGTGCTATGCAAATTACTCTGTTTGCAGGTCGTGGAGGTCTTGAAGATTTCGATGAATCAATGAGAGGCGAAGCTAAATCAGAAGGATTCATTACTCCGCTTGGAGATAAGATGATCGGTAAAGAAGGTGGCAGTCTTACTTATGGTAAATACTTCCGTAAATATAAGACTATTGACGGACATACTATTACTGCTGTTCATCTTCCGTTCTTGGATAAATCTCCAATTGCAGAACTTGACCGTGCTAACGGTAACATTCATCCTCGTACTGGTTTGCCAATGTGTTCACATCAGTTGATGTTCATTGACAACTCTACTTACAATGGAGAACGTAATATTCGTATGGTTCGTATGAAAGGTCAGTCTTATCTTGTAGGTGTTCTTAAAGGTCTTACTCCGATTCCTCCATCTTGGGGTGCTGTTCCTGATAGAGCAATTGCTACTGAGATTGATAAATCTACTTACGAAGTTAAGATGTCTCGTGGTCTGCAAGTTAACCGTGCTGAGAAGATGTTTATTCTTCGTTGCTCATTGTAACATTTAAACTTATATTATAATGGAAGGAAAAATAGAAAAAGGGATTAATATAGCAGGTATTGCTAGTAACGGTGTTAATACTGCCGTTACTAATCCTGCTCCCAAAGCTCCTACTAAATCCGATAAGGAAAAGACTTTGAAAGAAACCTATACAGAAGCTCTTAAAGAGAAAGATGGTTTAGATAAAGAATTCAAAGAAGTAAGAAAGATTAAAATTGGTCTTACTGCCGATATTACAGTTGGTTCTGTTTATAGACAAATCAACAGACAATATATTCAAGATCGTCATGATAGTATCGGTGGAAGTATCAATTCGGCTAGAATGCTTGCTAGTAATGCAGAAGAAATGGCTGCTTACATGCCTGCTATCGTTGGTTGCTCCGCTAATGATACTAAGTTCCAAGAACGAGTTTCTCGTTGGTTTCAGAATATCTCTATTCCAGTTCCTATGGATGGTTACGAATTCAATTGTGATTTCCGTTGGAGAAGAAAGGAAGATTATCTGAAATACGCAATTAAAGAACAGACTATTATTGAAGCATATGAAAATGCTGATAAGTCTACTGCTAAATTGCTGAAAGAAGCTATCAATAACTATGTTATTGAACTTAATGCTTTAGAGTCTACTCGTTATCAATATGGACGTCCCGATAACATTGAACATTACATTGCATTCCGTCACTGTTTATTCTATCCGGATGTAGCAAAAGATACACAGGTTATTCATTTTAATCCTCGTGTTCGTTTCTATATTCGTGATGAACAGAGAGAACAGAATAGAGCTAAACGTCTTCGCGTTCAATCTAATAAAGCTCGTAGAAATTATCTCGATCTTCTCGATGATGCAGAAAAGTTCAAAGCAATGTTTGTTTGTTATTGTGCTTCTACTGGAACAGATGTTATCACAAGTCTTAATCTTGATGAAAGTATTAAGGAAAAGATGCTTGATGATTACGCTATTCGTGAGCCGGAGAAATTCAACAAAATGTTTAACAACAACAACCTTACTACTCAAGCTCTTATCGAAGAACTTATTGCTAAAGGTGAACTTGTTCGTTCTGAGGTTAATCAAACGATACTTACTCCCGAAGCAGCGTTCATTGGTTCTAATATGAAAGAAGCAATTGCTTATTTCAATAATCCGGAGAATGCTCAGTTCCGTAAAGGTTTGGAAATTAAGGTTCAATTATAACTATTGTTATGAAGATTACAGAGATACATGATCGGTTCGTGCTACTTGCACAACAAATGGGAATGAAAACTGTTCGGGCAATACTTCCCGAACAAATTGATGAACTAATTAATACCGAAAGTATTAATTATGTTAGAGATATATTCTCTCGTAAAGGTAATCGCGAACTCGATGGTATCTCTGATAATGTTATAAGACTTAACGAACTTGATCCTTTGTTAGTTAATCGTCCTATTGTTAGTCCTAGAAAAACAGATATTACTTTTGGTAAAGGTTATCGAATTAATACTACTGTGTTTATTCCACAGATAATGTACTTGGTATCTGTTAGTTCCCTTACGGGGGAGGCACTAGCAAAATGTCGATTGATTGAAATTGATTATGTTCCTCAAACTCAAAATGATTATCATAGTAAATCAGTTGTAGTTAGTCCTATTTGTTACAAATTAGAAGATGGTATTGAAGTTATTGGAAATTTTGATGTAACTAAGTTTATAGTAACTTATATTAAATATCCTACTCTTGTTAATCTTGAAACAGATACTACTAACGAACTATCCGATATAGCTATGCAGAAAGTTATTGAACGAGCAGTTAATACTTATAATGCTATCTCTAATAATGATAGTTACGAGAGAGTTTCAAATGAATTATCTAAATTAGAATAATATGGAAAGACTTCTTTTCGCTAAAAACGTCGCTCTTGCCACTACTCCTATTAGTATTAATGAGATAGGTGAAGCTGGTATTGCGGAAGGCGCAATCGCATTGTATGATGATACTGGTGCGGTTATTACAGATACTCCTGCTAGACGTATTCCCCGCTTCTCTATATTTATAGGTGGCGGAGCTTTTGCTAATGCTAGCGATTATTACAATAGTGTTCTTGATATAGACACTTATCGCTTTGAATATGCAAAGACTGAATATGCAGCAGGTACTAATCTAAGTGTTGACATTACTGTTCCCACCCCCGTAAAGGATAAGGATTATACCATTACTATGGTAAAACCGGGAACTGTTCTTAACGAACGTTACAAATGGAGTTCTTCTACTCGTGCTACCGAAGGAGATACTGCTACTACTGTTGCAAAACGTTTAGCAGATGAACTTAAAGCTCTTGGTAAAAACGAAGGATTTACTGCTACTGCTGCGGCTGCTAAGATTACTATCACTGCTAAAGATTATCAGAATTGGAATGTTGTTGCAGGTGATAAACTGTTTGGTGCTACTGTTACAGTTAATACTAAAGGTGTTGCTCCTGTTAATGATGATGCGTTCTTGAAAGAATTGCAACTTCGTTGTATTGGTGCAGAAGGTATCAATGCTACTGAACGTGACGCTATTCAGTTGTACAAACTTCCTGTTCGTTCGAGTGCGACAGGCTGGACAACTTACGCTTTGACATTCTACAATTCCCGTAATCTTAGAAGCGGTAATACTGAAAACGTTAAGAGTATTGTTTATCTTGCTGTTCCTACTGGTTCTGCATCAATAACTACTCTTGATAAAATCTTTACTGCTCTTTATTCAGTGGACGGTAAACCTGTTGCTTCTGAAGAATAAGTTTTAGAACAGATAGTATAACAAAAAGCTAAGTATTAATTAAAGGGATTGCTATTGGTCTAATTACTAATAGTAATCCCTTTATTCATTTACATTATGAAAGAAATATTAGAATCCGCACTTAGTCAAGGTATAGCATCCGTAGTCGTAGTTGCTATATTCTTACTTCTCTATAAATGGCTAGACAATCGTAAGAAATCTGATTCAGAAAAGTTTGTAATTAAAGTAAGTACAACACTTGATAAACTATCGTTGTCACTGCTTGAGTTATCTACGTTTGTAACTGATATTACGAAGAATATAGTCAATAAAGATAAGGATAAGTGTAAGGCTGCTATTGAAGATTCAATGTATGCTTCTGCTATGCGAATTATTTCTTTTGTTTCTACTACTATTATTAATAATCATATTGATACTAATAAAGATAATATACTGTCTAATATTCATAATATTATAAATGCTGAATATTATACGGTATTTTCTACTTTATCTATGTATAAAATCAATGGTGCTAAACCTTCTGACTTCATGCAGAAACAATGGATGGCTACTATTGAGAAATCAATTATTGAAATTATTTATAATGCTAGTCTTAGCAAAGAAGATAAGATAGTTAGTTTTAGTAATAAGTTGAACATTAAGTTTCAGTCTTACATTACTTATATAACGAATAACACATTGAAGTAATGGAAGTTAATTTTGAAAGAGTTATTGATGAATCAATAGAACGAGGTGTGCAAATGGCACATCTCAGTTCTCTTGGATATGTCGTTAATAATGACGATATTTGTATGTACTACTGCTGCATTGTTTTACAACATATGCAAAGTGTGTATGAGGATTTATCCAAAGAACAAAAAGAAAACGTAAATGAAATGTATTCTAAATTAGTTTGCTTATGATACAAAACGAAGATGGTACTTATGTGTATCTTACTGTTCCTCTCAAATACAACTGTGTATATACAAAGTTGTTGATTATGGTTTCCGACTTAGGTATTGATTTGATTAAAGATTGTACTTCTACTTGTAAAGGGGTTAATCGTCAAGTCATTAATTGTTGGAATATGTTTCAAGCTGCTTGCGCTGCTTATCAATTAGGAGAAGAAAAGAAAGCCGATCTTCTTATTAATTATATTATTGCTCAGCTACGATTAGAATGTAAAGATGCGATAGTATCTAAACCAATTAGTGTTTATATTGGTCATACTGATATTCCGCCTCTTACATTTAAGAATATGAGTGTTGCAGATATTATTGCTCTTCCTCATGTTGAGTTAAATGTTCAAGATGAAGAAAATCAAAACATCATTATTAAACAAGAACAAAGTATTCATTTTGTTATTGTTCCAGATAGTGTATCTCTTGATAACTCTGAATTTGGAGATGTTCTAACTACCACATTATGGAAAGAAGTTGCTCCTGCTAATGGTGCTTATCGTAGAATGATTAATAATGAAGTAGTCGATGGTATTCATTATACTGTTTACTTCTTCTATTCTCCTATGGGAAGTTTCAAAGAAGATATTAAACTTAACTTTAGTATAAGATAATATGAATGCAATTACTGTTGGTCAGTTGATTAATAACAATGCAACTGATAAAGATTTTAAACCACTTCCTAATCTTGACTTTAAGTACGGTCCTTATAGTTCTATTGCCGAAGCTCTTTCTAATATCCCTGCTGAATTACGTGCTGTTGGTTTAACAGTAGGTATTCGAGTAAATAGTACGATACAAGAGTTTTGGTTCAATGGTGGTGTAAGAGATGCCGATCTTGTTGTTAAGAATAACGGAAGTGGTGGTGGAAGTGAAGAAGCAGGTAAGACTCCCAAGTTTGATAAGGCTATTGCTTTAGCTCTTCCTGCTGATGCTGTTCCTACTGCCGAAGTAGTATATAAAGGTGAAGATGGATCTGGTACTCCATTATATGATTTAGAGTTTGGTATTCCAGCAGGTGAAGCAGGTACTGTTCCTAATTGGAAGACATTTGTATTTAAACAATCTGCTACACAGCCTGATCCTCCTACGGGGGAAGATATTATTCCAGCAGGATGGTCAGATGTTCCAACAGTTGTTGGTATTTGGTGGATGTCAGTTGGTGAAGTACGTGGTGCAACAGGTAAAGTAACAAGTTGGTCTACTCCTATTAAATGTACTGGTGAAGATGGTGTTGCCGGAAAGTATTATAACTTTAAGTATGCAGTTAATACATCTCCTAGTGACGCTCCTGCTATTAATCGTAATGCTGACGATCCTGGTTTAGAATGGTCAGATATTGTTCCTGCAATGGATAAAGGACAGTATCTATGGATGACTATTGGAATGTTTAATGATGGTAAACTCGAAGGTCAATGGAGCGCTCCTATTCGTATTAATGCAGAAGATGGACAATCAGGTGTTGGAGTTCGTATGATGTACCAAAAAACTATTGATTATGTTAACGCTCCTCCGTTTGATGAAGATAATATTAATCCCGGTTCTGCTTGGTCTACTACTATTCCTAGTGGTAGCGGTGCTGTTTGGGGAATATTTGCTCAGATTAATATTGATGGAACTCTTGCAAGTAATTGGGCAGGTCCTGTACTTATGAGTGGAAAACCTGGAGCAGATGGTACAGATGGTACAGATGGTACAGTTCCTAATTGGAAAACTTATATCTATGCTAAGTCTACTACTATTCCTACTAAACCTACTAGTCAAGAATTAATCCCTGCTGGTTGGAAAGATAGTCCAGATTCTAATGATGGACAATGGTGGCAATGTATTGGTATTGTTGATGGTTCTTCTAATAAAGTAATTAGTTGGTCAGAGGTTATTCCTGTTAATGGTAAAGATGGCGATGCTCAAGACGGTAAACATACTGAGTTTAGATTTGCTAGTTCTCCTAGTGCAACAGAACATCCTAGTATTACTAGATCAGATAGAAATCCCGGTGCTGCTTGGACTGTTGAGTTTCCAACTCTTACTACTTCTTTTCCTTATATGTGGATGACTAAAGCAACTATTCTTCCTAGTAATGCTATTGAAGGATATTGGGAAGATCCTGTATGTATTACTGGTGAAGCTGGTAAGAAAGGTGATACTGGTCCTGCTGGTAAAGACGGAGTAAATGGTAGTAACGGTATTGATGGAGTTCCTGGAATTTCTATTGAAGCTAGATATTCTTTAGGAAGCGATACTGCTCCTAGTGCTGCATTTGACTCTACAATTGCTAAACAACGTAATCCCGATAATTGGAGTTTAACAGTTCCTGTTCCTACTCAAGAGAAACTTTATATTTGGTGTATCCAAACTCGTATTTCTTATAATAATAACAGCGATGAACTTGGTCATCTTGAATTAGATTGGAGTACTCCTTTTAAGCTTACTGGAACGAATGGACTTCCGGGTTCTGATGGACATAATCAGATTATTTATCCTCAAGGTATTTACGATTCTACTAAGTCTTATGTTTCTGATGAGTATAAAGCTCCTTATGTATATGACCCTGCTGATGGTAATTTCTATGTTCTTAATTACGAAGGTCCGTGGAAAGGTACTGATCAAGTTTATAGTACTCCTTCTGAATCATATACTAATAACCAAAGATATTGGATTAGATTTGAAGGTTATGAAGCTATTTATACTAAGATTGGTATTATAGCTAATGGACTTATTGGTAGTGCGGTATTCAACGGTAATTATATGTTTAGTCAGCAAGGTGTTGATGCTAATGGACTAAAGACTACTGCATATGAAAACTTTAATCCTAATAATCCAGGTGCTCCACTTAATGGAAAAACATTTGTTCCAGCTACTTTATTAGATCTTAAAGAAGGAGATGCTTGGTTTGGTCATGGAAACATGAATATTGATTCACAAGGAAATGTTGCTATAAGTGGTTACATTAAAGAAAGGTTTGATTACTTTAATGGTGGTGTAGATGAATTCTCAGATATTATGATTCAATCTACTAGACAAGTAATGATTGCTTCTGATACTGATTATACTACTAAATTTGCAGTAGGTTATAGTAGTGGAAATATTATAATGCCTACTCAATTCAAGCTCGATCTAAATGTTCCAGTTAATATTAAGTTCATTAATCTCTCTAACTTTATGTGGAATTTAGTTCTTGATAATAGAAAGAGTGGATTGTTCTCTGTTAACTATTGGGAAAAATATAGTGATATGGATCAAGCTTATACTTTCCCGAAAGTATTTCTTCATGGAGGAAGAGTATTAGATTTAATATTCTTACCAACTACTACTAAAACAGAAACTATTGGTAGTATCGTAACTACTTATTATCATGGTAATTGGCATGTTATTAATACCAATGAGTTTGTTATGAAAAGAGGTACTGCGGGAGATTATTCCGATTATATACTTGAATCAAAGAATTTAGAATATAAATAATTAATATGAAACAAGGAATTGTTGTTGGACAACTTATTGTTAACAATGCTACTGACGAACAATTCAATTCGTATCCTAATTTAGATGCTAAATATGGTCCTTATGACGATATTGGTCAAGCACTATCTACGCTGTCTAAACCTACCCGTGCGGTAGGTTTAACCGTAGGTATTAGAAAGAAAGGAAACGTAATCGAAGAATATTGGTTCAAAGGAGGTATTGAAAACAAACATTTAGTACTTAAACAATTAAGTGCTGATCTTTCTGATTATTATAATAAGAAAGAAGTAGATGATAAATTCGTAGATGTAGATGATAAATTCGAAGAAGTAAATAATACTATTGAAGATACTAATAAAGAAATTAGTGATCTACGTGACGAAGTTATCAATAAAACTATAGAAGCAGTTATCGCACAAGATACTCCTCCTACTAATAAAGATGCTCTTTGGATAGATACATCTGGCAAAGAATCAGGTATTACTAGTAATGATGATCTCGCTTCTGTTATAGAGGCAATACAAAGTATCCAAAACTATTTGGATACTATTGTTCGTCAAAGAGATTTAATTATTACTCCCGGACATGTTAGCAATACTGTGACTAGTACTCTACTTAGCAAGTATGAACCTATTGATCCTAGTGTTGCTCCAAGTGAAAAAATGAATATTGTTCTTCGTAATGTCAACCATATTGCTAATAGTCTAGAACCGACTGCTGAGGGTTTTGAACCAACTACTAAAGCTGTTTGTGGACATTATGGCACATTAGCTGAAATACAAGCTAACTTTCAGAAATTTGTTGAATACGAACTTCTTCTTGCTATTGATGTTAAACGATTATATACTAAGATAAACGGAGAACCTGTTAATCTTACTGGTAGTGGAGGTAGTGGAGGCGGAGGTAATATTGATTACGAAGCTCTCGATAAACTCGATACTATTGGTTTGATTGCTCCTAATGGTCAAATCTATCGAGTTAAAGTAAACAACAATGGACAACTTGTTGTTTATAAGAAAGAACTTGATACTGATCAAGCCGAACCTACTGGTGGTCAAGAAGACCCTAATACTGGTTGGATATATGTTACTAGTTTATATCTTCAAAAACTATATATAAACTCTTTATATTGCGGAGGTATTACTAGTGATGAATATAGTTATAATCCATGTTCTCATAACTTCGTTGAACTTAGTAATCTTACAGGTAAAGATGTATCTCTTAAAGGTTTGTCTTTACAGTATGGTACAGAAGGCGGAGATTGGGAAACACTTCCTTTATGGGGGGAGATAAAAGCAGGTTCTACATTCCTTATTCGTGGTGCTCAATGTTCAGTTATGGATGTTAATACTACTCGTATTAAAGTTAAAACCTTTGATATGGAATGGATAGCTAGTGATGGTAAACTTATTAAGTTCGATAATCGTAAAGCTAAGTTTTTCTTAACTTGGGGAACTACTCCATCTAGTGTTGCTAATCCGTATAATAATGCGACCACCCCCATAAGGGTATCTAAAGGATATATTGATCTCGTAGGCTTACAAATACTTAATGCTGGTGACGCAGATAAAGTAGATGCTGCTGAAAATACTGCATATGGTTATCTAACTAGTAATTACTTATTTACTAAGTATTATACTATGGATCCTGTTAATCAAGCTACTAAAGCTCTTAGTGCTCGTAACAATGCTAACGATATGTATTTTGTTAATCTCGAAGCTAATGTTATTCCTACTGTTGATAAGTATGTTCCTCGTGCTTCATTTGAGAATAAGAATATATTCTTTAATAAGACTTTATTAGATTCTACTAAACCAAATAAAGTAACTATGACATTAGGTCGTCGAGGTACCGCTCCTAATGCTAGTCGTTGCTTTAATTGGGTATCTGTTGGATATTATGATGAAATGCTTTATTATAGAAAAGTAGGAGCTAGTGGTTGGACAGGTATTGAATCATTTAAAGATGAAACAGGTGTTCGTAAGTACTATAATCGTATTCGTGCAATTACTACTGATGGTACTCCTTTTACTTCTCATAAAGTTGTGTTAACTGAATTGTCAGCAGGAGACTATGAATACTATATTGAACGTATGAGTGATTCTAGTTATAAAAGTCCTACTTATAAATTCACTATTAAAGATGCTGTTAATATTCAGAATAAATGGACATTCTTACAAACATCTGATCAACAAGGTTTCAATTGGGATGAATATCAAGTATGGAAAATAGCTGCTAAGAATATTGCAGATAATCATATTGATGCTGCTAGTGAGAATGTTGAGTTTATGATTAATACTGGTGATATGACTCAGAATGGTAATCGTATTAACGAATGGTTAGATTATGATTCAGGTCGTGTTCCTTTATTTACTCTACCAGAAATGGTTACTGTTGGTAACAATGACTTAACTCCTTCTAATGTTTATGTTCTTGGCGATGGTGGCGATAACTCTAAGATCAATGCTACTAACATTCGATTTTTCTATTGTCATGAAATAAATGAAGAGAATCCTCCTATATTTACTATACAGAATAAAGAGATTTATATTGAATGTTTGTATTCATTTGATTTTGCTGATACTCATTTCTTATGTGTTAACAGTGAGATAAGTTCTAATACTGAACGAGATGTTTATGGTCTTAATCCACAAAGTGTTGTTTATGATTATATTCGTCAATGGTGCGAAAAAGACTTAAAGTATATTGATAGTAGTATTAATCATAAGATAGCTTATTGTCATGAGATGCCTTTTACAATCATTACTCAAAATCTTATCAATTCGTTCTATTGGGACGGTACTGAATATCCAGATGTTGAACGTAGTGGAAGTCGTCTTAACTTTAATACTAGTAAAGTTAATGCTTATTGGTTCTCGAAGTTTTTAAATAATAATGGTTATCGTTTGTGTCTTGGAGGTCATAAACATACATATAGTTGCAGCTATCCGTTGATAGAGAATCCTAATAGCTCTATGAAGCCTATAATTCAAGTTACAGCGGAGTTATTGCAGAGCAACTTCGGAAGTACGGAATTGTACGAAGAGACAGCAGAGGGCTTCCTAAAGGGTCAGAAATTCCCTAAATCATGGCAAAATAACTCGAATTATGATATGGTAAAACATCTATGTACATTTGAGTTAGTCAGCAAAATAACTGCTCCTACGTACATTATGTGCCAAGCTACGGGCTATAAACACACTAGTAATAAGGAATTGCCTAGTCCGAATACTCCGTGGCTTCGATATTTCTTTCCTGCTAGTATTACTATTAATAGTAGAACTGATGTTACTGCTAAAGTAAATGCTGGTCAGCGTTATCCTTTCTATATTATATATAATGTTTACAATAATAAAATCGAAGCTAAAGTTAAGAAAGTAGCTAATGTATTTAATAATAGTGGTAAATATAATATTAATATTCAAGGCGAAGCTCCTAATGCAGAAGCTATTGGCGGTAATGGTGAAACTAATAATGGAAATGATATAATAACTATAATTAAATAATTATGTCAGAAGTAATTAAGAGATTTAATAAAGAGACCGGACAGTGGGAAGTAGTTGCTGCCGGTAATGCTAATAATATTATCACTACTGATCCTCGTCTTCTAGATCCTGAAGAAGTCGCTAATGGAAAAGTAGAAGAGAATATTAATGAAGTTCTAGTTAAGTATAAGGAGAAACTTGCAGAACATGATGGTCACATTGCTTGGTTAGCAGAGCATGGTGGCGGTGGTAACGGAGGTGGCGGAGGTACTACCGATGCTAAAGTTACTATTACTAATGGAAACATTGTAGTAGAAGGTAATACTAAGTATTTATATTCTAGTGTTACAACTAATATAAAACTTAATTATCTTATTGAATCATCTAAGAATAATAAACGTTACTTTATAAATGTTTCTCTTGATGGTAGTAGTATTATTAAAGATCAAGAAGCATGGACTAATACTCCCGGTACTCTTATTATTCTTAAGTTAGATCAATTCTCAAATAACAGTACTCATTCGGTAGTTATTACGGCTACCGATACTGATGGATTTGCTGCTAAATCTTATCTACTAAATATTGTAGAAGCTAGTATTAAATTAGCAAGTAGTGTTGCAGGAAGTACTGCTACGGTTGGTATCGATTACTTCATAACTTATACTGTTACTAGTAAGATTATTGGTAGTGCTGCAAGTCTTGTTGTTACTAATATAACTAATGGTTTCTCTAAGAGTATTGATCTCGGTGTTACTACTAGTACTACTCCTCGTCAGATAAATGTTAATCTATGGGAACTAGGTAATATTATTGCAGGTAGTTCTTATACTATTCAAGCACAAGCATTTACTGATATGTCAGGTTCTACTGTTCAATCCGATGTTGTAACTAATCGTACAGTAGTAGAAGATGGTATTAATCTTGTTGTTCTTGTAGAAGGTATTACTAGTAAAGCAGAAGTAGATGAAGGAGTTGAGAAAACTAAGTTCTCTCAAGGTGGTAATATATCTTTTGCATTTACTCCTTATCTTGCAGGTGTTTCACTTATTTATTACGCTGTTCGTCTTGAACACAATGGTACTGTTCGTGATATTGGTTATTTCGATACTGGAAATTATAACGATAATCAATATGTTCAACGTGGTAAACAACAGGTATTCTCTTGGGCTATTCCAACAGAAGAAGATATTCTTGGTGATTGGAATATAACTCTTCGTTGTTGGTCTGAAAAAGGAGATCCTATTACTGATGTTGAACTTATTTGTCAAGTCGTTGCTAGTTCTCAGTCTTTAATTCCCAATCAGAATCCTAATGATTCTATGTATGCAGCTTGGCATATTCGTCAAGAATCATTTCCTCAAACTCCTACTGCTAGACAGTGGACATCTAGTGTTCCTAAGTTTACTCCTCCGGGTTCTCTAGAACCAGTTGGTGCAGTTACTAATCTTGAAGTTTATAATACTAATGGTGCTTTATCTGGATTCTTAACTCAAGATGGACAATCTATGTTACGTATCTCAGGTGAAGCATATGGTATTATAGATGTTCAACCATTTAAAGATAATGCTACTGAACTAACCAATTGGAGTAGACAAGGATTTTCTATGTCTGTTACATTTAAAACAGATGTTCATCCATTTACTAATAGAACAGTATTCTTTTGTGGTGATTATAATACTGATAAAGAATTTTCAGAAGGTATTAAGATTGGTCTAGAAGATATTACTTGGAGTTACACCGATGGCAATATTAAAGAAACTATTAATTGTAAAGTACAGCAGAATGTTATTAATACTGTTGACTTTGTTGTTAATAAGAATCCTGATAAAAGAGTTGTTGCTATTTTTATTAATGGTACTCTTAATGTTGCTCGTGAGATAAAAACTGACTTTACTTGGAAGAGTTCTTCTAAGATTTATCTCGGTTGTGATATTAGTAATGCAGGTCGTATTCAGAATTATTCTGATGTTAATTTCTACGATATTAAATTATTCCGTTCTCCGCTTAATGACAAAGAGATTGTTATTAATTATATGAACGCTAATGCTAGAGCTAAACTTCTAGAAGATGGTAGTATTGATTTCGTAGCTTATAACTCTGCTAAGTTACGTAACTTTTTCTCTACTTCTGATAACTCTGCGCATTCTACTTTATGGGATGATATTAATCAGACTTATGCTACTGTTAACTTCAATAGTCTTATTTCTGATACTACTCGTACTCTTCCTGTTGATATAATGCTAATCAACTGTGCTAATACAGGTTTTACTCGTGCAGTATTTGAAGAGATTGGAGGTCAGAATAACAACTGGTACACAGGTTGTACTATGAGTTACTTTAGTCCTACTTCTGGAAAATCTAGTGCTGAAAGTACTACTGATGTTGCTGTTTCTAAGCAAGGAACATCTACTATGAACAACCTTATTAAGAATCTTGAGATTCGTTTTGATAAGATGTTAAAAGCAGATGATGGTAGTAATCTTGATTACGAACTATTCCAACCTAAAGAGACTTGGTTTCCCGAACGACAGTTTACTCTTAAAGCTGATGTTGTCGATAGTGCTCATGCTAACAATGCTTCTATTGGTAAATGGATTAATGATAATGCAGATATTCTATTTGAGAAAACTCCTCCAATGGAAGAACTCGAAGCTCGTCGTCCAACTGATACTAGAGATAAAACTAAAGTTCATGAGAAAGTAACTATTAAACAAACTCTTGAAGGTTTTCCATGTATTCTTCTTATTCAATTTGATGGAGAAGAAACTCAAACTTGTCTTGGTATTTATAGTTTCAATTTAGGTCGTGGTGCTTATTACAATATGGGCTTCCGATTCTTAAAAGACTTTACTACTAAGATAAAGAATAGTACTGGCGAATATGTAGATAATGCTCTCCCTGCTTTTGTTACTTCTTATCATGCTTATGGTCAGAATGAAAAGTTTGGTAGTATTGATCAACAGAAAGTTTACTCTTATGAAATAGGTGAGAACGCTAATGTTATTGTTGATGGAAACAAAACATTACCGTTAGCTTTGTTTATGCAAGATGATATATCTATTATTAAGCATGTAGGGGAGTTTAAATATAATGGTGGTAATTGGCTAGACCCAACTGCTGCTGTTACTGACGATGCTGTTTGGACAGCTCTTCAAGAACTATTTACTCTATTTGCTCAAATGACTTCTTCCACAGTTAAGAAATATACTTGGAATGAACAGTCTGGAGGATATGTTGAAACAGAAGGTGAATATCCTGCTCAATCAAGTTGGTCTACTCTTGCTGCTGAACTAGATACTAAGTTCTCAATTAAGAATGCTTATTCTTATTTCTTAGTATGTGTTAAGTTCGGTCTTGTCGATTCTCTTGGTAAAAATATGACTATCGTATGTTATGATATTGGAGGAACTAAGAAATGGTATATTAGGTTCTACGATATGGATACTGCTAATGGTCTTGATAATACTGCTCTTGAATCTGTTGCTAAAACAGCATACCTTGATACCTTCTCTAATAATCCTAACACAGATGTTAATTCATTAGTTACTACTCGTAATTCTTCCGATGGTGGTTACGATACTTATAGTTCTCGTATGTGGGATGTTCTTCGCGATAGTATTTTTATTAATACTGGAATCTTTGATTCTTCTCTTGAAGAACTTTGGGACTTATGGAGAAACAATGCTAATATTAGTAAAGACATTAATCATTATATAGATGAATATTTCTCTGCACAAACTAAGTCATGCGGAGAACTTCTATTTAATTACGACTATAATGTTAAATATCTTACTGCTTATGTTAGTGAAGCAGGAGGTTCTGCATCTTATGCTAATATTGAATTCTTACATGGTACTCGTGTTGAATATGTTCGAGATTGGTTAAAGAAACGTTGGTGGTTCTTTGATGGAGTATTTAGATATAACAATGTATCTAATCTCCAACCTTATAATACTAAAGGTGCTTTCTCTGCTGGTGGTGCAGAAGCTACAAATCCTCGTCTTACTATTACTTCTAATGTTCCAATGATATTTGTTATCAACATTGGTAATACTACTGACACTAGATATTTTTTACAAGAAGGAGTTCCTACTTTAATTAAGTTAGCACCTATTAGTTCTTTTAATACTCAGATTACTATTAACAATACTCCGCAAATCAATGACATCAAAGGTCTAAAAGAAATGAGATTCCAACGTTTCATGTCTACTATGAAACTTCCTAGTTTCTCTCAATTGGATTTATCTGATGCTGATACTCTTAGTAATGCTCCTGTTCCATTTGAAACAGTGTTTGTTAATGACGAAGACTTTTCAGATGTTAGACATATTAATCTATCTAATACTAAGTTTTGGAGTGGAAGTTCTGAAGTAGGTACATTTATAGTTAATATTGAAAAGTATACTAAGTTGAAAGACTTAGATATATCTAATTCAATAGTAACTTCTATGTCTCTGCCTAATGCTTCTCTTGCATCTCTTAATATTACTAATAGTTCTATTGAGATTATTAACTTAGTTAATCAGCCATTCTTAGATAGTATAGATTTTAGTGGATGTAAAAGATTGAAATCTGTTACTATTGATTCTTGTGAAAAGATTACTGAACTAAATCTTAGTAATCTCGGAGATTTACATACTATTAATATTACTAACTGTCCTAATCTTGTTGCAATTACTTGTACCAATAACGTAAATCTTACTACGTTTAACGTATCTAACTGTAACAAAGTTAAGACTATTAATATTAGTAAATGTACTAATAGTGGATTAGATATTTATATTGTTGGTGCTCCTAATATTGAAGAACTTAATATTAGCGGTACTAATACTACTAAACCTATTCAAGCTGCTGCTGAATTGCCTAAACTTACTAAATTGATTATGAACAATACAAATATTAGTTCTATTCAATATGGTAATAAAGCAATTCCTAAGTATAATAACAATCCTATCTTTGACGTTACTAATTTAAGACTTAGTACGTTTACTGTTACTAGCGCAGCAGGAGTTCATTACTTTAAGTTCGATAATAATCCGGACGCTCCTGTTAGTATTGGTAGTAGTTTCTTTGTTGGTTGTACTTCTCTTAAACGAGTATTTGGACATATTAAACTTACAGGTACTAATACATTTAGTGAATGTAATAATTTCTATATTCATGAACCACCCGCTTTAGTTAACGGTAAAACACCAATGTATGCTAATCAATACTATGGTTCTAAAACTAATACAACAGAAGGTAAAACTGAATGGGAAGCTAATACCAATCTTGGTACTAACATAACTATTGGTACTACCAATATGTCTAACATGTTCAAAGAAACTAATTGCAAACTCTTCGATGCTTATTATATTCTTTATAAATGTAATAATGTTACTCTGTTGACGAATTGCTTCTATAGTGCTAAAATACAACTTAGTATTGTAGATAGTTTCAATCGTAACATGTTTATTAACTGTGGTAAAGTAACTAATATGGATGCCATATTCTACGGTATCTCTGGTGGAACTTGTATTTTTTATACTTGTACTAGAAATAACAATGGAGAAATAACTAATAGAAATGGATTGTTATCTCCGCTTGTTAATCTTGTATCAATGTCACAAGCATTCTATTTTAATGGTAATAAATATACGGATGATTTCATATTTGCTAGACCTGTTGGTAATGTAGAATGGAAGATAACTCATTTCTATTTAGTATTTAGAGATGTACTTTGTTTCATTACTGATGCAAGTAGAGAGTGGACAATCGAACCAACTACTTCTGACTTTAGTGCTGCTAAAGCTAGTAGACTTCTTATTAATATTCCTAACTTAGATTATATTAATGGAATGTTTAACGGTTCTAATATTAATTTTGATCTAGTTGAGAATGACGATGAGAAGAAAACTAAGTATTGTCCATTGTTCTACAATAATACTAAATTACGATATATAACTAATAGTTTTAATAATCTTAATCATTCTACTGGTTCATTATTAAATGTATTTGGAGGACAAATTGAAGGTAAAACAAATAAATTCTCTAGTGTATTTTATGCTATTCAAGGAGCATTTAATGCTGCTAGCAATAGTACTATTGAATTCCCGATTCATAATTCTATGTTCCGTAGAATAAAAACTAGACTTAAATATATTACTGGTACATCTGCTACGAATGCAACTACTAATCCTTGTTTTACAGGATTTACTAAAACATTCCTTAAAGAAGATACGGAAGTATTTCCTTATGAAGTATTTAGCGGTTGTAGTGCATTAGTTGAAGCTCCGGGATTCTTTAGTAATATAAAATGTCCTACTGGAACTGTTGTAGAACTACCTAAAGATATATTTAAAGATTGTGTTAATCTTACTAATATATCATATGAGTTTTATAACATGGAGAATGTGAAGTATTCCCTTACGGGGGAAGGTTTTAAGAACTGTAAGATAGTTAATGCTGCTTACTGTTTTGCAGAAACTAACGTTAAGTTTGCTAAGACAGGAATGATACCTTATAAGTTATTCTATCAAGAACAACTTGTTAGTTCTACTATTAAAGGATGGAAAGAAGCGGATGCTGCTACTGATAATATAACTCCTAATTTTGGTATTGATTCTGATGGAAATTGGATTCCCGATGAAGAACTTCCAACTGCTATGCCTAAAGAACGTTCTTATAGTATAGTGAGAACTACTCGTAGAAAGAGTATTACTAACATGGCTTACTGTTTACAATACTTTCAAGCTACTGATGCTGCTCCTTATACTATGAACTATGGTAATTTGAAGTCTGATGATTATGGTGATTTACTTATACCTAATGAACAATATAATCCTATTAAGTATATAGTTAATCCTAACTATAATCCTAATGAGTTCATCGACGAAGAGCAAACTATTCCTAATCCTAGTAGAGATATTCGTCGTGTTATAGATAATCCTAATTATAATAAATATGAACTTGTTTGGAATATCTATGCTTATGATGGTCTTACAGGATTGTACGATATAATTAGTAATTCAGAGTTATATACTGCTGTTACTGCTGGTAATATTTCTGTTAGTCTAGATATTCCACAGGAGTTTAATGATCCTGCTGATGCGATTAGTGCTCCTGCGTCAGAAGCAACTAATCGTAAAATCATGAACTATTTCTGTCCGCCAGATCTATTCGCTAGTTGTAGTAATACTACGGGAGTTAATGTCGTAGGAGTATTCTATTATAGTGGAAGAAGTAATGGAGATCTTTCTTATGATTATATGAATTACGGTCTTCGTGGTCGTCCTTGTCCTTACTTGTTCAAGCCTATATCTAATGTACAAAACATATCTTATATGTTCTATATGATGCCGTTATTAGCTCCTTATAAGTGGAACAACACTACGACTAATGAAGAAGGTCTTGCTTATTCTACTGAGTTCTTTGCTAATATTCCTAAGTTAGTTACAATGAGTTATGCATTTGTATTTACTATTATTCCTAGTAAAGTAGTTATTGATCAATCTACATTTATTAATAACTTGAATTTACAGAATATAGATCATGCTTGGTTAGAATGTCAGTTCTTAGGAACTACTGCTGAAACACAAGTTCATGAGAATACATTCTCTCGTAATACAAATCTTAGAGATATTAGTTATTGTCTTGCTTCTGCAACTAATAGCGGAAGATGGAGCGGTCGAAGTCCTAAGAAGATTAGTTCTAATCTGTTTACTGCTAATAAGCATAAGAACATTACTAATTGTTCGGGAGTATTCTATGCTGCTACTGCTACTATTGGTAGTGTTCCAGAGTTTTGGACTTGGCTTAATGCTCTATCATCTAATAATAGAGCTAACGTATTCTATCGAATGGTTAAAGCTAATCTAACTAATGGAGCAAGTATTCCTGCTACTTGGAATAATGGTATGACTTAATTAATAATAGTTATGACATTAAAAATAAATTAGTATATTTGTGTGCTTCCCCCGTAAAGGAATGAACGGGTGGAAGCACTTATTATTAACTCTTTAAATAATATTGATATGGAAGGTAATTGTATTTATAATCGCGCTAATGCTGCGAACAGTCTACAAATTTCTATAATGGGTAATATTACAGGTGCTAACTTTAGTATTCCCGATGGTCGTGGTGGCAAAGAACCATTCTTGCTAAAGAACGTTACTGAAGAGAATATTACAGTTAGTGTTATTCTTTATGGTATGGAAGATCCTATTGAAACTATTGTATTTCCGGGTTGGAATGTTGAATTAGTTAAAGAAGTAGTAACTGCTGTTGAAGGTTTGCAATATGGGTATTAATATTAGTGGGCTTGGAATTGCTAATGCAATTGGTTTCAAGCCTAGAGTTGATGGTGGAAGACGTTTTCTTCCACCTAATATTCAATCGAGTTTAGTAAGTGTTATTTCTACTTATGGTAAGAAGAATACCGATAGTGATAGAAGCATACTTAAAGATTTAACTGGTAAAGGTAATGACTTTAAGTTGTTCAATTTTAGTTTTTCAGAAGCTAGTGGATACGGAGAATATAAAACTGATTTTAATAAGAATTGGGCACTTGAAATGTCTGTTATTACTGGTAATCAAATTGTTACTTTTAATAGAGGCGATTATAAAAGTGGAGTATTCTTTCTAAAGATTCCTACTTCTCTTAAAGTAAATATTAGTTCTTTTACAGTAGATGTTGATTTTAAATCTAGTAAAGAAGATGCCGCTCCTTATTATTATTATTGGGATACTACTGGTAAAAGAAATCAAATTAGACTAGTTAAAGGTAAGAATGTTCTTCCTGTTAATTATGCTTCTAATTCAGTAGAAGGAACTTCTGGTAGTGGATTTCATGATTCTTACTGTGATACGGTTACTATTAAACAAATTCCTGACTTTGAACATTGGTTAGTTACTGATGGAGTTGATGATTTTATAGAATCAGTTAAGCCAATGTCTGAAATGTTAGAAGGTAGTGATAGTTGTACTGTTATTAGTATTATTCATCATATAGAACTTAATTCTACTTATTCATTAGGATTAACTAATTATATTTCTTATAATCATCTTACTACTAGATCATATTATAGAAATGCTATTACTAAAAATAATATTACAGGGATATACGGTTATCAAGTTAGTCCTACTCTATTTTTTAGTGTAAGAGATATATTAGGGGATAAAAATAGTATTTCTATAAGTTCTCACGATATAGAAAGCGGAGTTCTTGATGGAAAGTTTTCAGTAAATGGTTATAGAAATAGAGAAGGATCTTTAGTTGAATTATCTAAAATTGCATATGCCGGAACTATTATTGCAAATAGAGTTTTAACTATTGGAGAAATTAATCAAGTAATTGAATATTATAATCTTGATAGACCGGGCGAAATTATTAAACCTAGTATGCTTTATGATATTCGTAAACAAGGTATTACTAATGCTAATCACGCAGAGTTTAATGATGAGCTTATTGATTATATTAATGGTTATAATATTAGAATGTATAATATGCTATGGGATAAACAATCTGGTATTGGTAATTATCCTATTAGTTTTAAAGATTATACATATCTTCCCGCTAGAGGTACTGTTGAAATTAATAGAGATAGTTTTGTTATTACTTCTAATACTAGTACTGCTAATCTATTAGAGGTTAATACTAGAACTAAAGTTTTACCTTCTTATAAAGTAAAAATCGAAGGAGTTTCTACTATTAAAGAAGGAAATCTTAAATGGAGAATAAATACTACTGCTGCTATAACTACTTATATAGATATATTTGAAGATGGTGTTTATGATATTCCTGCTACTCCTCAAACTGAAGAAGCTGCTTATAGTGGTTGGTGTATAAGCAAGTATAATGAAACCGTTAATGTAAAAGTTACATTGCTTGCTATTGATGATATTACTGATGCTATTGTTCTTAATGGTATAGATAACTTTGGTAAAGTTATTGATGTTCCTATTTGGAAAGATTATACTATTTGTGCTTTACGTAAATGGTTATATACTGCTAGTGTTGATAATGGTATTGGAGTAGGAAGTTTAGTATCTAAATCTAAGGTTGGTCAAGATGGAGCTTTTATAGCAGAACAATCATTTCTACTTAATCCTAATAAAACTGCTGGTTATAATTTCGGTGCTGGCAATAGTTCATTACTTAATGATAAAATCAATGAGAAATCATTTGCTATACAAACTAAATATACATATGGTATTAATCGCCAAACTCTATCGGTTGGAAGTGGTCTTGATACTAATACTCTATGGTTTGGAACTGTTCGGGATAACGATACTAAATTCTCATACCTTGCTTTATGGAATCTTATGTTATTTCCTTATACTATGTCAAACTTCATTCTCGAACGTCAACTCAAGAAGTATAAGTTAGGTAGTCTTTATCCCGATAATAGTTTTCCATTTAGACCTGTTGTTACTGCTAATAGTAGTACTAAGTCAATTCAATATTTTGACGTTGTTACTGGTAAATCTCTTGCCGTTGGTGACTATGTTGCTAAAGAACAACAAATCCAATTGAATATCATGCTTAATGATATAGACGAAGTAATCAAAGTAACTATTGATGGTAAAGAAGTTCCGTTATATAGTTATAATGATGGATATTATCGTTATAGATTTAATATTCATAATTCATATCCTAAGATAGATATTACTATTCAAGAATATGTTAAGTATGATGATATTGTTCAACCTTATCCTGTAATCTTTGTATTACAAGATAAAGAAAGTGGTAAAGAATTAACTTATGGAAATTATATTAAAGTAGGTGATATTATTAAAGTTAAATCTGTTATTTATTATAATCGAGATTTATGGAGTATTCACGGTTATCAGATAGGAGATGATTCTAAGATTTATTCTTATAATGAACTTATAAAAAAAGATATTGTAGTAACTAAACCATTATCTTTTGGTTGTATTAAGAAGTGGTTATTATCTACTGCTGAACCTTTATTTGTTTATGATCCAGCAATCTTTACTAATAATGCTATTAAAACTCTTGGTTATCTTCCTGATATAAGTGGTCAAAATAGACATCTTAAACTTTATAATTTCTCTTATGAAGGAATGAGTGGTAAAGATGGATATCCTGTTGTATTCGGAAAGAATAAAACTTGGACTACATTGAGAGCTGAATCAAATATTGTTAAATACGACATTAGTTCTAATAAACTTACTATATATAAATGTAATAGTAATTTTGCATTATTATATTCTATTGTTTATAATAATGGAACTACTTATTCGGTTACTATTCCTTCGTTTAAACTAAAAGTAACTGGTATTAGACAAGGGCGAAAAATACTTTATAAGTATATATCTGAATCTAATAGAAATATTACTTCTGATTTAGTAATAGTTAAAGATGGTACATATGATATGCCTCAAAGTTATCAAATAGAACCTGATGAATCTACTCCTAATAGTTTAATAGGATTTATTGTAGATGATAATAGTGATGCTACTATAATATTAGAAGTTCTTCCCGATTACAAAGATAGTCTCTATTTTAATGGTATTACTAATACTGCTTTTGTTCTTAATCTTGATCATGGTGGTAAATGTTTAGTTACCAAGATTAACTATAAGTTTAATCAAGAAACTATTTGTATTTACGATCAACGAAAGAATACTCTTGAAGAGAATATTAAGAAGTTTGCTCTACTCGCAACTCAACAATCAGATATTGCTTACGGTAATGGTTTAGAAGGAAATACTTATATTAATAATGTATTAAACAACTACGTTAAATCTTCTGAACTTGAAAACGTAGAACATGTTGCTACATTAGTATCTAGTGTTGTTACAGACAGTAATACAAACACTCCTTTATTTGGTAGAAATGTTTCTAATCAGCACTATGCTCAGTTTGCCATGTATCGAACTATTCTTCTTCCAGAAGTTCCTAATGCTGCTGATCTTGCTATACTTAATAAATGGTGTGGTCTTCCAACAGGATATCTTCCGAAGCCCGAATATTATTGGGATGTTACTGGTAAATCAAATAGTGATACTGCGACTCGAAACACTATTAAGAATCTAGGTACTGCTAAGCCTGTTGCGTCTACTTCTGATGAAGATGCTTATTCTTTAGAAAATAAGAATGTTGCTTACGAAGGTATGTCTGGTTATAATGGTTATCCTGTTGTGTTTGGTGCAAATAAGACTTGGATAAATCATAGAAATAACAATAATGCTTGGCAATCTAATGTTTCTCAAAATAAAGTAATAGTTTATGCTAATGATGTAAGAGGCGGAGCATTGATATGGTCTTATGTATATATAGATGGTGTTGTTAATTCCATTATAGTTCCTGAATTTAAAGTTAAGATAACTGGTTTAAAAGAAGGAGAATGGATAGATTATTTATATGTTAGTAGTTCTAATTCTTCTACAATTACTATTTTTAAAATATCTGAAAATGGAGTATTTACATTACCTCCTAGTGTACCTATTGAAATAACTGGTACACCTAGTGATAATAAACTAATAGGATTTGTTGTCAAATTAATCAATGGTATATCTGAAAATGGAGTTACTATTGAAGTTCTTCCAGATTATTATGGTCTTTGTCTTGATGGTATTACTAATTATGTAGAATGTGCAAATATTCCTGCATTTACTGATTATACTTATATTCTAATGAGACAAATATTAAGTAATAATATTCCGAATTCTGTTACAATGCATAAAGGTGGAATTGCAAGAACGTTTATATCTGATTATATAATAGATAATACTGAAAACATAAATAAGTTTGCTTTTTATTCATTTGGAATTAGTAATTATATAAATAGAAATTTAGTAACTAACAAAATAGTTTATGCAAATGCTACTTCTGTAAACGGTATAACTATTAAAAAGGGAACTAATATAGATAATAAAGGTATAACTATTGGAAAATATAGTTCTAATTATAGAAGAATGGCATTCTATAAATTAATGTTATGGAGTAAATCAATTAATAATACTTATCATATTAATATGCTTCGTAATCTTATTAATAACAGTGGTATTATTGATCTTAACGATTCTATATTTGATCAAACTTCTAACGAGTAATATATTTATTGTGAAACAAATTAAATTAATTAAATTATGGTTTATGTAATTGTTACAGTTACGTGGTTAATAGGTCACGGATTACCTATTCTCGCACATCAGAGAAAAAGTAAAGATGGTTCTAAAGTTCTAATTGGTTATGAACAAATTGCTCCTGTTCTTACTCAAGCAGACGAAGAGAATTTAACTAAGTACTATTGGGATAGTCAAGAACTAACTGAAGTTCTTAATGGTGAAGAATGGAGTTGGGAAGAAGAAGGACAAGAAGTTCCGATTGATACTAACTTTAATTCTTTTCTTACTATTGCAGCAGGAATTAGTTATGCTAAACTTCATATTAACGAATATAATTTCGATAATGCTAAAGCTCTTCAACTTAAAGAACTTTATCCTGCTTGGGAATCTTTCTTTGATAAGATTATTAAAGTAAATACTATTGTTAATTACGAAGGTAATCTTTATCGGTGTATTACTGAATCCTCCCCCGTAAGAGAAGGAGCTACACCAGTTGATTCTATTGAAAACTATGAACTAATCGAATAAAACGATAACTCTAATAGTATGCACTTAAAAGGCTAGGTTAAAACAACTTAGCCTTTTATTTTATTCACTACTCAACTATATTTTTACTAAGATTTAATCAGACTGTTAATTAGCGATAATGCTCGAACTATTTATAACTCCGTTTGTTTTAATGGTGTAATAGCTATTACAGATTCAACTGTTAGAAGGTCAGAAGCAACTGTTAATGGCACGTCAAAGACAAATGCAACAAGGTGCTATTGTTCAGCAACAGCAACAACTCGGTCAACAACCTCAAGCTGCTCAAGTCAGTCTTTGGGATAGTATTGATGCAGAAATTGAACCTTTAACTAATGAACAACGTCAACTACTATCAAGTAATGAAGAATACGTTAATAACTATAATGCTCTTCAAAACATGGTACAAGTAGAAGTTCTTAATTTAGTTAGAGCTAAGATTGAAAATAGTGAAGAAGGTCGTAATCTTCTAACTACTCAACTTAAACTTGTTAAGTCTTTAAAAACTGGTATTGTTGAAAAGACTCAGAGAGATATGGAATTGTTTAATGCTTTCAAGGAAGCTAGTAAAACTAATCCTAGTTTAACTTACGATGCTTTCATTAATTCTTTAACAAATGGTACAGCTAGATAAAGTTAAGATTAAGATTCAAGAATATATCTTATCTCAGATAGATAGTCTTGGTGCTACTAATCCAGCTATTAAATTAGTGAAACCTTTAGCTAAACGTGCTATTGTTAACAATATGGATGGTATTGATAAATGGTTAAGAAAGATTGCCGATGCTGATGGGAATATTGATATTGACGGTATTGTTACGGAAGAGATTGAAATTATTAATTCTATTGATAACTACGATTTCACTATTCCTCTTATTGGTGACGGTAATATATCTCGTGGTAATGTAACTCTATCTATTCCTTTTATTAATAAAGGTATTGTATTTAATCAGTCTGATTTAGAAACGTTTAGACAATTATTAATACAAGAATAATATTATGAGAGAAATACCATATAGTGAAGGAGATCGCGGTCGTTCTCGTCGTTATGATAGACGAGATGATGACGAAATGTATGATAGAATAATGGATTACATTGAAAGTCGTGGTCGTGGTCGTAGCAGTAGAAGTATGTCTCCTCGTAATGAAATTGGTTTCCGTAGAAACTCTCGTAGAGATGAAGAATATCGTGAAGACGACGATCGTCATATTATGAGAATTCTCGGTTACAGTTATGATGGTGACGATGATAGACATAGAAGTCGTAAACATCGTCGTGATCACGATGAACATTTTGATGAAAGAGAAGCATATGATACTGTCGAAGAAATGTATCATGTGAAAGGTGATAAAAAGTATGTAGGTGAGAAGTTTGACATGGATAAAGCTCATAAAGTTTATGAGAAACTTAGAGATGCTGACGGTTACACTATTGGAGATATTTATGTTGCTATTAACGCACAGTATCATGATTATTGCGAACTGTTTGAGAAATGGTTTGGTAGTAACTTTGATGAAAAGATTATTGCTAGTGCTGTTGACTTTTGGTTCGAAGATGATGATTTCGATGGCAACAAGGTATGGAAGTACTTCAACGAGATGTAATCCCTACTACAACTAATTGATATAAAGAGAGTTACAAAAAGTAGCTCTCTTTATTTGTATATACCAATATAATAAATAACTTTGTATCGTATTAAACATAGAAAACATTAAAAACATCGTACTCATGGGAATTGTAGTTAAAGTATTATTCGTACTACTATTGATGATAGTCATAGCTAGTTTTGCTTTCAAAGAGATTAAAGATGTGATTCCTGCTAAAACATTAATTTGGATTAAAGTTATTAACGTTATCCTTTGTGGAACATTCGGTATGTTACTGTTTATCTTATGAGTTTCCTGTCACTTCTCGAAGAGATTATCAGAACTACTGCCGAAAGTTTTGATTTTGGATTTGTAATCAGCGTTAACGTTATTGCTTATCTTGTAATTAGCGCAATTGATGCTAATAATGGACCAAAGCCTGTTAAAACATGGACTAAAAGAGTTATTACAATTGCTTGTGCATTTATCCTCGGAATCATCTATTTTAGTTTGAAACTTGGAGATGTTAAAGTTTTGATTAATAGTATTATTCTTGCGCCCGTCCTTTGGAGTTGGATTATCAAACCTATTCTTGTTCGATTTGGTATTGATTATAGAAAGATTGAGAGAGAAGACAACAGTGATGAATGAATTGCTGTTACCACCCCTGTAAAGGAGTGACTTAGAGCTAGTACTGCCGATTGTACTAGCTCTTCTTGTATCCGGAAGTCATGCACGATTCACATCTCTTTATGGGGGAAGTTGTAAGCAAGACACCCTCTATTCAATGCCTCTCGTGCCCTACATTGAATTTATACCCTCAACCTTAACAACTAATCGACTTTGCACTAACTTTGCCTCTACGCCTCTTAAAATGCGTCGTCCATCAATTTATCTTTACAAACTATCCTTTTCGTCTAGGTCTTGCTGCTACTATTAGAGTTATTGCTCGTGTTTCTATTGTTCTTATTTGTTATTGATGAAATAATTGTTATATTTGTTAGCAACTAATATTTATAACAATGGCTTCGATTAATCAAATTGTTTCTGAGATAGCTCATGCTGTTCATCAAAGTAATAATCATGTTACACGAATGACAATTCGTTCTGCTGTTATTCATACTTTTAATGAACAAGTTCGTCAAAGTTACGAACGTCATGGAGCTATTGATAAGATACTTATGCAACGTTATCGTATAAGTATTATTGATGTTCCCGATGGAGATATATTTCAGTCTTTAGTTACTATAAAGTGTAAAGTAAAACGTAGTGCTCAGAGAGTTCCTCGTCCTGTAAGACTTGAAAACAATCTCCCTTTTCTAAGTGTTCGTACTGTTGGATTCGACAATTTAGCAATTCCTTTTATTAAAGAGAGTTCTTCTAAGTTTTATGCTGAACTTCCCGGTATGTGTAAGTTGCCAACTTATGATTATATAAATGGTTATTTATATATTAATAGTCAAGGCAATCCTCTCATTAATTCATTAGGTGCAATTGTTATTGAATCTCCGTTTGAAATACCTACTGAAATTCCTATTGAAACTCATAAAGGTATTGTTGATAATAGCGGAGATGATAACGAGTTTATTATTCCCGAAGATATGGTTGAACGTATCAAGGATGTAATATATAGACGTAATCTACTTAATGTAGAACGTATTACTAATGAAGTTCCTGTTAAAGATAATATTAATCAAAATCCAGATATAGAAGTATGATAAGTCCAAAGATGGATAGATATGATTATCGTCATATGTATAAACGTTTCATTGAAACAAGTAATGAAGATTACAAACTTACTTTAGGTAAGATAAATCATTATTCATCTTTATTAAACAAGCTAAAGTTCAATATTGAAAGTCGTAGAGATGAAGTACGTAGTATATTTGGTATTTGTCTTTATAACTTTTGGGAATGGAATACTGATGAACCAGATGTTAATCATAGGCTAGAGAACAATGTTGATAAAGTCTACGCTATGTTCTCAGAAGCTAAGCAACTAAAGTATGGAGATATCTATAATACTTTTAAACGTTACTTTGTTGTTATTGGCAAACTTCAAACTAATAAGAACTTATTGATTCGTATTAAGAATCGCAAAGATATAACTCTTCCACAGTTTCGTAATTATCTATATAGATTCTATGAACAAGTAAATAGAGAAGTTCTTCGAGGTAAGATAGTTAAATTCAATAATAAACTTGGTTGTGCTTTAATTGAAAGAGTTCGTAGAGGTGACGTTTATAATAGTACTGGAAATCTTATCAAACGAAAGAAGATGATAGATTGGCAAACAACTCGTAAGAACAAAGCTAAACTTATCGAAGAAGGTAAGATTCCATATGATCATGACGATGCCATTGCTGCTAAACGTAAAGGTGTTCCATATAATGGTGTTGAATATGTTGCTTATCTTCAAAGTCAGTGGTGGTGTCAGCTTGTTCTTATAGATGCTAATTTTAAGTTTAGAGGTTTATTTAAATTCATTCCTTGTAATAAAAGAACTGTTGAGACTCTTAAAGTTATGATGTCTAAATGTAATTCAATTGAAGATATTATTAAATATCCAATTGATACTATGGCTAGACTATCTATGATTATTAAGTTTGATGAAACTTATACTATTAAATATATAAGAAATGATGAACAAAGAGGTATTACCGATAGAAGGCATAATTGCCCGTTTAGATAATGACTTCAATATAATGACAAGTGATTACATTCCTCGTATAGCAGCTTGGTGTATTGATGCTATGAATGAAATGGGAATCCTTCAATATGAGAAAAGAGAAATGGTTGTGGAAGTTCATGATAGAATCGCTGAATTTCCTTGTTGTGTAAATGCTTTTAGTGTTTATGTAGATGGTTGTGAAATACCTAATGCTAAAGAATCTAAGAGCTGTTGTAATCAGTCTAGAACTTATTATTTTGAAGAAGATAAAAGTAATACTAAACGTAGTAGACGTGTAGTAGAACCTTATCCCGAACATGATTCTAATCGTAATTATGTTTATGTTCAAAGTAATAATTCTATTGAATTAAACTTTGATGCAGATAAAGTTACAGTTAAATATCTTTCTGTTAAGTCAGTATATAGTAAAACATTTCATTGTGATATTCCTGTTATTCCTAATAACGGTAAACTAATTACTGCTTTAGAATGGTATTGTATGTGGAAGATATTAAGTAGAGGAACTAAACATCCTGTTTATTCTTTGCAAGGTAATCAATTAGTTAATCCTTATTATCTTTGGAGAGAAGCTCGTAACGCTGCTAAAGCATCTGTTATTATTGATAGTCAAGGCGACATTTATAGTGGTTGGTCGTCTATGTTCTTCAATGCAACTTTTAGACCAAGAAGCTAATGGAAATAATCAAAGAACTAAATAAAGATGATGGAATAGAATTTATCAAGAACGGTTCTATTACTCATGCAATGAATATAGTAGTTTCTAAAGATGGCAATTCTATTGAGAATGAAAAGTCTTTAGAAACTATTGTTACTTTAGACGAAGATTTAAAGATTGTAGGTATTATTCCTTGTGCTACTGAACTTATTATATTCTGTGATAATAATAATATTTATCGTTTCGATGAAGAAACACAAGAACTTAATCAAGTTGCTAATTCTTGGAATTGGTATGGTGGTGAAGTATTTGGTACTTATACTTATAATGTTCGTGGTGATCTTATTGTAGCTATAAGCGAGCGTAATTCCGATAAAGACGTTCCTCTTAAAGTTATAAATCTAAATAATGCTGACTTGGGTTCTGATGATATTTATACTCTTAATCCTGCTATTCCACAAGCAACTGTACTTGATAGTGGAACTGCTGTTGGAGGACGAATGAGAGTCGGAACTTATCTAGTATTTATTCGTTTTGAAATCAGTAATTATGAATATACTAGTTGGAAAGACTTAGGAACTATTATCTATATTGATGCTCCATTTAAGACTGGTTCTATTTCTTCTATTACTCTTCAAGGTAGTAGGGGAATTACTCGTAATTGGGACCCTACTTATTATCTTAATGATGGTTATGCAGAGGATACTGATTATGCTTCTAGTTCTATTGATTTAGATATTCAAATAGATAATAAAACTAGTAACAAATTTAAGTCATTCCAAATTGCTTATGTTTGTACTTATAAAGATGGAGTAGAAGCATTCAATCTAGGTAGTTATCAATTCAGCGATAGCGGTAAATATCATATTACTGGTAATCGTAATGTACTAGAGAAACTTTCGGTAGATGAAGTTCTTAATTCTGCTAATAACTTTAATATTTATAATGTTAAGACAATGTGTAACTATGGTAATAGATTATATGTTGCTAATTATAAAGAAGAAAGTCGTAAGTTAGATATAAGTAAGATAGATACTTCTAATATTAGAGTTGGTGTTTATGCGGATAAAGACGAGTATGGAAATACTCTTAATTATATAGTAGACGCTAAACCTATTGAAGATGAAGTCTATCGTTTCTACGTTCATTATATTTATCCTGATGGAAGTTATACAGATGGTATTATTATTGAAAACAATAATATGCGTACTGGTGATACTAAGAAAGGAGTTCGAATAACTATTGGGACTTATAGTAATACTCAGACTGGCGAGTACGATAGACCGATCTATATGACTTGTTATGACGACACTAAAGTATCTGATGTATTTGCAGCTATTAGAGAAGCTAAGACTAATCCTTCTTATCCTAATTATAACGATAGTACTATTAAAGATAAGTTAGGACTCATTGCTATGTCTGAAACTGAAGGTGTCGATTACTATTGGTTTAATCTCGATCCTCGATTTGAAACTAATAATACTCGTAGAATTACTTATCTTTGTCCTTATACTAATAATAACGGAGATCGTTTATTCCGTACTCCACATAGAATTAAAGGAAACTTTGTATTCGATAATATCCCAATGTATGAAGGATTTGTTGGATACTTTATTAGTTATGAAGAAATAGATAGTATTATTATTGGTGATGGTATAATAGATCAACATAGAGATATGGCACTTGGAGCTAGTTCTACTACTCTTAGAAATGCTAACTTCCAAAGTTTATCTGTTGATACTGTCGAAACTCAATTCTATTCAGAAGACATTTATGTTACTAAGAAAGGCGGAGTTCCTAATATTCTTATAGATCTTCTTTATACTACTTTCAAAACTAGAGATCAAGCTACTACACAAGATGTTTCTACATATGTAACTTGGGACTGTTTTCCTGGTAGTTCAGAAGAATATACAATGGCTAATCTTAATAGTTATCTTAACGTTACTAATTCTACTATTATTGCACTTTCTCAATATACTCAACTTGTATCTACTGAGGCAGGTCAATATTATAAACTTAGTTTCTATGCTAATGGAAGAAAACCAACTCCTGTTGCTATAAACAATAATAACAATGGCGAATCACATAAATCTACTACTATTGGTAGACTTCTTCGTATAAACCAAGAATTATATATTCAGAAAGATAACGTTAAACTAGTAAGACTAGCTCCTAATTTCTATACTACTAAAGAAACTAGTAGTTATGGAAATAATGCACAAAGACAGAATGTTTCCGGTTATACTAGATTCAGTTCTATCTTTATGTTTGATGGACGTGGTGTTGAATTTGCAGGAGAATGGCAACCTATTTATGCTATTGACCCTGCTAATGTAGTCGGTAAGTATTATCTTGCATTTGTTAATGACCCTAATACTAATACTAGTGGTCGTGATATGATGCATGTTAACGCTGTTCAAATCTATAAGCAAGTTCGTTATCCTCGTTCTGCTAAGATTAAAGTAGGTAAAGTTCCAGAAGTATATTTTAGTTATCGAGATAATAGTGAAGATATCATTAAGAACATATTGAATAAACAACTTACTGCTGCTACTCTTTATGGTCTTTATGAACTTGCTTCTAGATATAGTGATTACTCTCGTCCTTTACTTAATGCTTATAATCCTACTGCTCTTTCTAATCAAATAGAAAGTTATGGTAAGTTTATTCGTAGAAGTAATGTGATTCAATCTGAATCTACTAATAATGCTTGGAGACAATTTCCTGCTGATGGTTATAAAATTATTAGTGAGAACAAAGGAGACATTATTAATATCTTAGGTATCGGTGTTTATCTTATTGCTCATTGTGAACATTCAATGTTTATCTTTAATAGAGATAGTACTCTTGCTACTCGTGATAAAGATGTGCAAATGTATATGCCAGATGCTTTTGATACCGAATATCAAGAAGTATTTACTAGTGAAAAAGGTTACGGAGGTTTACAAGACTTTACTTCTTTTACTTGTAATGAAGTAGGTTATATATTCTTCGATAGAAGTAAACGTAAGATATATCGTTTTGATGATAAGCAACTTAATGATATTACCGATGGTATTCAACAAGTAATAGATAGATTTCTTACTGCTAATACTCGTATTGATCTAGGCATGGATAAGGAAGCTAATCGCTTACTCCTTTCCTTTACGGGGGAGGATACTATCGTTACAACTTCTTATTCATTTATAACTAATACTTGGGTAAGTCATCACGATTACTTCGCTAAATACTTTAATACTAAGACTTCTCTTTATACTACTAATGATATTTCTAAGAATATTGTTGGTCGTATTGAAGATATTAAAGTAGATACTTATCTTGATTATGGAATATTTAAGATTCCAGCAGATAAGAATGTGTTCTATCTTGGTGATAAAGATTCTCATTGTGCAGTTGTAGATATAGTATTTAATCTTCAGTTTGAAACAATTAAACTTCTTAATTATATCACTTATGATATAAGAAAGCTAGGTAATATTAATTATAGCGGAGATAAAATTCTTATATTTACAAACTCTTGCATATCATCCGAATGGGATATTAGTAGTGAAGAACGTAATGTTCCTAATCTTACTAAGGCATATTATGAACACGGTAAATGGAACTTTAATTACTTCCGTAATCTAATTCGTTCTGTTGAGACTATTGAACCAATAGAAAGAATCACTGGAAAATATGCAATAGAGATATTAGATGATGAAGATAAGAATCGTATTACCGAACTTACTCGTTATAATAGACGAGATAGTTTGATTAATGGTAAATATATTGGTATTCGTTTTATTATTCATCAAACAGATGCAAAAGTTACACTAAGTAACGTTGAATGTTATATTAATAAATATAGAGAATAATGGTAACAACAGTTAGACAACAAAGACCTAAAGCGTTTATTGGTACTGCTATTTCAGTTGGTACTAAATTGATAGGTGGTATTATCGGTGGTGCTAGGAAACGTAAGGCTGAGAAAGCTGCTCAACTTGAAGCAGAACGTAGACAAAAGATGGATAATGCTCAACAGCAAGCTGGTATTCTTACTCAGCAAGCTGAACAAAATGAAGAAGTTTATGATGATATTCGTAATCAACTTATGAAGAAAGGTGGAAAGACAAACCTCCCCCGTAAAGGAGTGACACCAGTTATAACTTCTGGTGGTTCTGCTACTCCTATTGGTAATAACTCTTATCTTCTTCAAGGTCGTAAACATACAGAAGGTGGTATTGTTATTGGTAAAGGTAAGAACAGTATCGAAGCAGAAGCCGGAGAAGTTGTTAAGATTGATAAGAAAGATAAAGAGATGAAGATTCTTAGTACTCTTCCTCTTACTCGTAGTGGTCTTTCTCCTGCTGCTAAAGCAATTAGTAATCCTAAACAAACTGATTCTGCTTTTAAAGAACAAGAAAGTTTTAAGAAAGAAAAAGGTATTACTAATTCTAAAGTTGCTAAACTTGGTGCTTTAAGTAAGATTGGTTCCTTTCTTAAAAAGAATGAAGATGTAGTTAGTAGTGGTATTGGTGCAGTTGGAAGTTTAGTTAGCGGCTTAATGAATAAGTCTAGTATTAATAATATTCAAACTCCACAAAAACCTCAGTTAGTAGCTCCTGCAAAACTGAAGACTACTATTAATGTTAATCCTCAATTGTCAGATATTACTGAGAATGAGTTAACAACTCGTAGAGATATAGCAGGTAATACTTCTAGTTCTGTCGCTAGTCTTGCTAGACGTCAACGAGTTTCTAATGCTTCTCTTTCTGAGCGTAATCGTATTAGAGGTAAGAAAGAGAATATGGAAACTCAATTGCAAAACCAAGATGCAATAAATCGTCAAAGTGTAGCTGCTCAAAATGCTGCCACTACTAATGCTTACAATAATATAGTTACTCAAATTGAGAATGATAAGATTCAAGCAATTGCTAACAATCGTACAGCAATGATTGACAGTGTTACTGGTGCTGTTCGAGATTATCAACTTGGAAGAGATAAGAAGAAAATGGATAAACTTCGTCTTGCTGTTCAAATGTCTGCTACTCCCGAACAAGTAGATTTGTTTGAAAAGAACATGGATAAGAATATGAAGAGATTATCTAAGATGAGTTATCTATATAGATGTGGTGGTAAACGTAAAACTAAATAATTGAAGTTATGCCAATAGATATTAAAACATCAGGTTATCAGAAAAGAGAACGGATTGCTGCTCCCTTAGATGCTTATTCTGCTACACTTAATACGTTGCAGCAGAAGCATGAAACTGCTATTGACACTGCTAATAAGATTAAAACCTTTCTTGCTAATAAGGAACTTAATGAAGCAGAGAACAAATGGCTTACTGATTATAGTCAACAAATTAATAATCAAATTGAAGCCGCTGCACAAGAAGGAAGTTATGCTACTGCTTTAACTACTGCTACTAAGTTAGCAGGAGAAGTTGCTAGTAATCCTGCTTTGATTGGTCGTGAAAGATATCAGCAACAATACAAGAAGTTTCAAGATGAAATTAATTCTAGTAAAGAATATGATGGTGATATTAAAGCATATGCTTTAGCTCAGAATAAATATAACTATCAAGATACTACTGATGAAAACGGTAGAATTACTGGTGGTACTACTTTTACTCCTAATTATCGTCCTGTTACTCAAGTAGATATTGACGAGATATATCGTAAAGCATTATCTACTGTTGGTGTAGATGCTTCACAAGGAGAACAATTAGTATGGGGAGATGATAAAGGTAATATTAAACAAAGTGGTGCTAGTATTGCAGAAGGAGATTTACCTTATCTTAAAACTGCTAGCGGTATTAAGAAATTAGATGCTGCTAAGATTCGTCAAGCAGTCGAAGCTGCTATTAATCAAACTCCCGGTGCTCGTGCTTCTCTTAAACAAGATTATATTGTTAATGCTTGGAAAGCTAGTCGTGGTGATAAGAATAATCTTGTTACTAAGAAAGACGGTACTATTATGAGTCAAGAAGAATTCGAAGAAAATCTACTTGCTCCTAGATATGCTGCTTCTGCTTACAAACATGTTAGTTCCAGTATTGATACTAGTATTGGTTTCTCTATAATGGAATCTCGTCGTAAAGAAGCAGCTGCCGCATCTGCTAAAGCTGCTAAAACTGCATCAGCTAATCCTAAAGAACTTAGAGTTATTACAGATTTCTATTCTCCTTTTGGTGCTCGTGAAGTTCAGCCAGATACTCCTAGTAAGTTAACGTCTGCTCTTAATGATGCTCAAACTAGTCTAGGAAATATGTATGCTCAATATAATATAGATAAAAATCTTACTGACGATCAAGCATATGCTGAACTTCGTGCTCGTATTAATCAAAATGTTAGCATTACTGATAATGCTCGTAATGAATTATTAGCTCAAGCTGAGAATCTTCGTAATATTATTCAAACTAATACTAACCGTCTCGAAGCTATGAAATCTCATCTTACTGAACAAGAAGTTCAAGCTGTTGATTTCTTAGGTAAAAGATTTAGTAATGGTAATATGGCTAGTAGCGATAATCCATATCAGCAAAAGTACGCTAAAGCTATTAATAAATTATTTGTAGAATCTAATGGTAAAGTTAATGATAGAGTATTAGTACGTAATACTCCGGATAATCTATCTACTATTCGTACTAAACTTTCTAATTTAGGTTTTACATCTAAAGATGTTCGTTATCAAAAAGTAAATGGCGATGAGTATATTTATATATCTAAAGATGCTTATACTAAAGCTGCTCCAGAAATAGCTGATATTATTGGTAATAGCCAAGTAGGATTTTCTAGTTCTTCTCAAGAACTTCCTACTAAGTTTGAATCTCATGCTAAAATATATAATGGTTGGGAAGGAAGAGATAGAAAGAATTCTATTGCTAGTATTTATAGAGAAGTATCTAATTTATCTAAACAATCTACTGAAAGATTAGATAGTAGTTTTCCTAGTAATTTTGTTCAAATACAGAATTTCTATATTCCTCAAACTGTTACTGTTGATGGTCAAACAATGACTAAGAATCTTCTCGATGATTATTCAGAAGCTGCTATTAAGAATCTTTCTACTGCTGATGGAGGAGCATTAAAGATTCTTATGCGAGATAAAAGCGGTAAACTAGTTCAAGTAGAAGATAGCGAAATGCGTAGAAATATTGTTGAGAACATTGCTGCTAGTTATACTCAAGATAAGAATAGAGTAATTCCGGGATGGGCTGTTGATAGTGCTACTGGTGAATATGGTATGACAGTTACTCTTCCATATATTCCAAAGACTACTAAAAATAGTCCTAGAAGAGCAGATGGTAAAGAACCTAATTATCTTGATGCAGGTAGTTATTTTATAGTAGGTGCTCCACTTAATAATGCTATTAAACAATTCTCAGAAATACCTGCTGTTAAAGCAGCTCGTACTGTTTATGGAATTAAATATAATTCTGCTTTACAACGTGGTTATAAACTGTCTGACTCTGAATTAGGAGAT